ATGTATAGACCGTTAATTAAATGTGCCATTTATACCCGTGTAAGTACCGACCACCAAGCAGATTCTACAATAAATCAGGAAGCACAAGGCAGAGAGTATATAAGCAGATTAGGGCCGGAATATGACAAGACTGACATAATTGTATATCGAGATGAAGTTGTATCAGGTTATTACACCAGTGTATTCGACAGAGCTGAAATGAAGAGGGCAATACAAGATGCGAAAGAAAATAAGTTCAAGCTCCTAATCTTTAAAGAAGTCAGTCGTGTCGGTAGGGATAAACAAGAAAATCCAGCCATTATCGGGGTTTTTGAACAGTATGGTGTTAGGGTTATAGCAATTAACGATAACTACGATTCATTGAATAAAGACAATATAACTTTCGATATTTTATCTGTTCTATCTGAACAAGAGAGCAAAAAAATATCCTCAAGGGTTAGCAGTGCAAGAAGACAAAAAGCACGTAGGGGACAATGGGGCGGAGAGGCTCCAATAGGTTACAAGGTGAACAGAGAGACTAAGAAATTAGAAATTGACCCAGAAAATTGTTACATACCCAAATTAATCTTTGACTTGTATGTTAATCACGGATTAGGAACGTTCAAGGTGGCTGAACATCTTAACGGGCATGGAATAAGAACAAAGAACGGAAATCTTTGGGGAAGAGTATCTATAAACAGAGTTATTAGAAACCAAGCATATATTGGTAATGTTGTCTATGGCACGAGAAGAAATGCACTTCAAAGGGAATATGACGATACAGGAAAGATGAGCAAAAAGAAAGTTCAGATCAAGATAGATAAAACTGAATGGGAGGTCGCAGAAGATGTCCATGAGCCGATCATTGAGAAAGAAACGTTCTATAATGCTCAAAAAATTCTTCTTTCTAAAAGTCATGGAAGAACGCCTAGACGCGCATACCATCCACTAACTGGTATTTTGTTTTGTGCTAAATGTGGACAAGGAATGGTCTGTCAAAAACGAACATGTAAAGATAAAGAATACAGATATTACATTTGTAAGACGTATCATAAGTACGGTAGAAGTGTGTGCTCACAAGCAAATGTAAATGCTGATGTATTAGAACAGGATGTTATTGATATTGTTAAGAATGAACTAAATTCTATCCCTGCCGATAAAGTTGAAATTACAGGAAGTAAGACCAATGATATAGAACGTTTGGGTAAAGAGATAAAGAAAAACAACGTAAAAAGGGAAAAGTTAAAAAAAGATCAAATAGACATCTTTAATCAAAGAGAATTGTTTGACGAAAGTACTTATCAACAACAGATGCTCGAAATTAAGTCACAAATAAACCATATAGATGAAGAAATACAAATTATTGAAAACCAAATTAAGGTGTTAATGGAACAAGTGGCAGAATCATCAACACTTGACTATCTAATTGAAGAAGTAAAAAATATATCTTTAAATGATCCAGAGAAGTTAAGAGTGCTGTTGCACGATATTATCAAAAGTATTGAGTTAAAAGAAAAGCATTTGCAAATTGAATTTAATTACGACTTTAGATGATTCTGGTGATAGCGCTTAGAAATACAGAGTATTTGGCTTAGTAAATTTATTTAGTTAATTATGAAACACCTTAAAGTATGGGAGTTTTTGAAAAATATGTAGCTCGTAGCTTTTTCTTTTGGATGCTTCGTTTTTTGCGTACCAAATATGAAAAGGTGGAAATTGCTTTTATTGCTCATCATACGGAAGCGAAAGAAGTTACAGAGGATGCATTCTTTTCTAAAGGAGAGAGCGGCGGAACCATCTGTTCATCGGCCTATCGTAAAGCTTTGGAAATTATCGATGCACGATACCCGGTGAGCCAGTATAACATCTATCCGTTTCATTTTTCAGATGGGGATAACCTCACGTCAGATAATGAGCGGTGCGTAAAATTGGTGAAGGAATTAATGGAGAGATCGAATATGTTTGGATATGGTGAAGTAAACCAGTATAACTCACTGAGATATATACGGAACGGTCCCCTATGTAGGGAACCGTAAGATAACTTCAAGTTCAAATTGCTCAGGCTTCAACCATTCTTTCTTACGAATATACATAACCTTCTCAATAACAGTTTTGAGGAGGTTATTTTTTTGTTCAGGGTCTTCTAAAGATTTATATGCTTGAATAACCTTATGAATTTTAGGGATAAGTTGAGCCTGCATTTTCATTCGAATTTTCAATTGAGCAATTTCTTCCTGAGACTTTTCCATTTCTGCCTCAAGTTGTTTTATCTTATCAGAAATGATTTTATGGCGTTGTAAAAACAATTCCTCAGTGTAAACTTTTCGTTCTAACATTTCAAAGGTTGTTTCCCTCATGCTGTGCTGTTCGTTCAGCTCAGTAGTGGCTTTTTGAATATAATTAGTTAAAGCAATTATTCGTTCTTCATTTTTATTTTTTCGTTCCGCACTATTACTTAATTCTGATTGTGTCATTTTCCTTTGCTCTACTAATTCTTCTAAGCTAGATATGAGTTTTTCTTCAAAAAAGTGAGTTAGGGAACCTTTTTGTACAGACTTACATGCTGGGTTGTTGCATCTTATTTGAGGATTTGGCCTATCGTAAGAATGAGTTTGTGTTAAAGTACGTTCACATACTCCGCACTTAGCAATACCAGCAAGAGGGTTAGATATAGCTGTACCTTCTTTTCTGGAAACACGTAAGCGCCCTGTGTGAGCTTCATTAGCTCTATCAAATAATTCCTGGCTAACTATCGGTTCATGTGCGTTATCGTGTCTAGTCCATAATTCTGGAGGGAGTTTTTTCGTTACTCTTCTTCCGTTACGTTTCGTATGCTTTTTTTTACCCCATACTAGGTGACCAAGATAAACTTCATTTTTCACTATATAACTTATAGTAGATTGCTCCCAAATATCTTTGTTTGAAGGAGCTTTATATCCTGAGCGCATAAGATAATCTATTACTTTATAACGCCCGGAACCTTCAGCGAGTAGTTCGAATATTTTTTTCACAACTGGAGCTTCTTCAGGATGAGGATAGAGCTTTAGGTTTTCGTCTCTTAAATATCCATATGGAGGGTTTTTTGCGATATGTCTACCATCTTTTACTGCACGTCTTCGACCACCTTGCAGACGCTTATTGATCTGTTTTAACTCTTCACGAGCGATAATTGACTTCACGCCAAATAAAAGCTCAGCGCCTTCAGCATTACAGTCGATGACCTCGGTAGGGGTGATAATGAGCGTCTCAGAGTATTTAAAAGCCCTAAAGATCGTTCCTGCATCGATCATATCCCCACGACCAAGACGATCTAAGTCCATTACGATTACAGCATCACATTCTTCATCTTCAACGTTACGTAGCATTTCTTGTGCTTCTGGTCTTTCGGATAGAAATTCGCCTGAAACAATTTCCTCAAAGATTTTAATAACATTATGCTGCTCTCTTCGTACAAGCTCCATAAGTTCGCGTTTGTGTTTATCGAGAGTATCAAAAGGTATCCCCGTTTCAAGGGCCTTTTTTTCTTCCTCGATATCTTTTCTGCTTTTTCGTAGATGAATAATTACGTCAAGGTTTATAGGTCTAGTCATCAAATCACCTCTCCGTCCATTATACACAGGGTTGTAGAAAAGTAGAGAATAGTAAAATTTTTCATGTTACAATAGCCATGTACAATAGAATCGGCTCTTTCAAGGGTGGTCGGCTCACTCCTATTCCGAATGGAAGGGGGTGAAGCTATGACGGTATATGAAGCAATTTCATTAATGCTCACATTTGGGTTATTAATTGTTGCCGTACTGTCCTTCCATAAAAAGAAGTAGATCACCCTTGAGCCACACAACTCAATGATCTACTTCACCCAGAAAACGAGCCGCCCCTTTAAAAGGACAGTCTATTGTATGACCGTAGGTGTTACCAGCACCTGCGGTCTTTTTATTATATGTTGCTTGTACTCTTATAATACCACATTAAGGGAATAGATAAACAGTAGAGTATAGGCACTTCTTCCATCTTTAAATTGGGCGTTTTGCTTAATTTATTTCGCCTTACGCACAATACTGTTATATTTATCTAAGAGGTGGAAGCCATGTCTAGTTTAGGAAGCAGATTAAAACAAGCACGTGAGAATAAACGTCTTACTCAAATTCATGTAGCAAAAAAACTCGGTATTTCAAATGGCACTCTATCTGGATATGAAAGAAATTACCGCGACCCTGATACAGAAACATTATCCCAACTTGCAGGTGTTTATGAAGTGTCATTAGATTGGTTAATAGGAATAACCTCTTCATCAACGAAAGAGCCAAAAGAGTTTACTTCAGATGCGGAACAAATTCAAAATATTTTAGACTCTCTTCCTAGTGATAAACGCAAATATTTTTTGGAGCAAATATCTATTCTCGCTGCTGGAATCAAAGTAATGGAGAAAGAGGGAAAAGACAATAAATAAAAACCGTTCATCAGGAACGGTTTTGCTGTTTTATTTTTATGTCTATCGACTTACTTGTATCAGCTTTTCTTTTTAATAAGTACATAACTTCTTCTATTCCACAGGCCCAAAATTCCTCAACTATAGTTTTGCTTATCTCTAGTCCCTCTTTGTTTGTATAGGAACACACAATATTATAATTTGTCATAAATTCCTCCAGGAGGTTATTTAATGAAAATATTGACTGAAAGTAAAAATATTAAATGTGGATAGAATTTTTGCAGACATTTTAATTATACTCAAGCTTATACTCATACAATACCATACTATAGGAATTTTAAAAGACCATGAAAGATCTGATGGTTAAAAATTCAATATTTTATGTGTAGAAAGAAAAGAGAAGGAAGTGTAAAATGTTAATTGAGTGAAAAAAGATACTGAACGAAAGGAGATAAGTTATAAGATAAATTTTACTACTGATAGATTGAGGTAATATGAATGGATACTTTCATGTACATAATTTTAGGCATCATCGACATTTTATCCATATTAGTGCTGTCTTTTAAGGTATTTCGTTTCCCGTTGATATACAAGAAAGAGTTTTTAATTATATCAACCACAGCATCACTAGTATCATATCTAAATAGGGTAATACTTGAAATACCTAATGTTGATGGATGGGTACAATACTCTATACTAGTTTTGTTTTTTAGATATATGTTAAAGGTGCGACTATTTGACAGTACCATACTGGCGACTGTAGGATATCTAGGTTTTAATATTGTGCAATATAGCACTTATGTTGTTCTGTTATGGACAGGGGTAGTATCGTTTGCAGATGGTCAAGCTCTTGTAAATTTAGGTACTTACATAATACAGTTGACAACTCATATATTTGTTTTTCTAGCAGCTTGGTTAATTTACAGGTATAACCATGGATTTTCTTTCATTATGGTTCCACCACATGATGTCCACATCAGAACTAAAATGACACCTTTAAAATTCCTAATAATGATAATGGTCTTTTTATCTACAGTTACAATTTTATTTGTAACAAACTGGATGTTGACCTTTAATGGTAACCCTACTAGTTTGATTCCTGTGTTTATCCTGTATTTAGTTATTCTTCTTAAACTATTGGAGAAAAAGGAATTGACTAATGAATGATTGAAAAACTGTCCCATTTTTTTGCAATTAAGATTTATGAAGCGAATCCCGATAAAAAAGAGAGTATAGATGTTTTATCGTATTCATTATCCATTACACTAAATTATTTTCTAGTATTTTCCTTTTCCCTATTGATCGGTTATTCAACAAATGAATTTGTGAGTACAATCATTTCAATGGTAAGTTTTATCGTTCTACGCATTTTCTCGAAGGGGTACCATGCAAAATCTCTAACTACATGTTTTATTTTGACAACAGCGATCATTGCAACGATTCCTCACGTAAAAGCACAAGAATATACGGATGTTATAAATATAGTAAACGTTTTCCTTGTGTTATTTTTAGCGCCAAATGATAGCTATGAGGAAGAAGCGATTCTTAAAAAACGAGTTTATTTACTTAAAGTAATTTCATTGGTTATCGTCTTATCTAATTTTATTATCTCGTCACATATTGTGGCTCTTTCCTTTTTTGCACAATCATTATTATTACTCCCTAGAAGGAGGTGAGGGCAATGAATAAAAAGTTCGCGAAAACAATTTCGAAGGGATTAGGTACTTTGGGTAAAGTTTATGCACAACTTGCAAAAGTTACAATCGGTAGCCCGTCTGTACCTAAAGAATTAAAATAGTAAGCTAAGGTATGGGTGATATAAAGCTATTTGGTATAACGCCATCAGGAAACCGTAGCGATAGGTCTGCATATGTCGAAATACCACTTGAGGACATAAATACTATTGATAGATTCAACGATATTACCGTTGCCTATCACACTAAAATGGGGATATTCCTTCCGGTGAATTCGTTAGAGGGATATAATATTTGTCTCGATAAATACGGATTTACAAACTTAGACTCTACAAATGTCACAAATCTAAAAAATATAGAAGACGTGGAAGTTACTCCATATGGTATTACTGTTCACTTTCCGAATGGAACGCAAACAACTGCATCTCGAATGAAGTATAAGCAATTCTTGAAAGACTTACCAAAAAGGCCACCTAAATAAGGTGGTTTTTTTGTGTCTTAGAAGTCGGGTATTATACATCAATATAGTGTAAATGTAAAGTTAAATTGCCCCATGGGTCTATTGATATTCAAAAGCCGCCATTTAGATGTTACGATTTTAATAAGTAGAATTATTTGGGGATTGACTACAGTTTTTATTACTGAGGGCGGTGTACATAAGTATGATTTTTAATCAAAATGATAATTTGAAAAGTTGAGCATTGATCAAATAATTGTTTTGTATGCTTTTGAAGTATTGTATAATGAGAACTAAAGTTCGCATCAGAGGGGGAGTAAACATGAGAGAGCTTAAAATAGTTGAAATAGATGAACAGCAATCTGAGGAACTTACTAATAAAATTATAGCGATACTTTGCTGTAATTATTCCATAAACCCTGATGCAAAACGAGTTATTGATGAGATAAAGGAATGCCGTTCAGGATGAATGGCACAACGAGGTGGAAACCGTGAGTAAATTAGGAGATAGATTAAAGGAAGCTCGTGAAAATAAAAATTTAAAGCAAACCCAAGTGAAAGTTTATACAGGTATTAACAACAAGACGCTGAGTGGTTATGAAAATGGAGTGAGTGAACCAGATGTAGAGACGTTGAGAACACTAGCTAATTTATATGATGTTTCTGTTGATTGGTTAGTTGGCAATATTTGCGATATTGATATACAAGATTCTACTTCATATACCGAAGAGATCAAAAAGTTCAAAATGATATTAGCTTCTCTTCCTAGAAATAAACACAAACATTTTTTAGAACAAATCTCCATTTTCGCTGCTGGGATTATTGCTGTTGAGAAAAAATACAATGGTGATAAATAAAAAACCGTTCTGATGAACGGTTACGACTACATAAATTTATTTTTTATTTTTGTTTTCTAGGGCAACGATGCCAGCAGCCACTACATACATTTGGTCAAGAAGCTCTCTTCGTTTATTATTAGGTAGAGAATTTAAGATTTCTTTTATTTCTTCAGCATCTGGATTTTGAATCTCATTTAATTGATTAGGCACAAAAACAGTATCCATTCCTGCCAGCCAATCAATAGAAACTTCGTATAAAGTTGCTAGTTGCTTCAAGGTGCTAAGATCGGGTTCGCGTTGTCCAGATTCATATTTAGCTAATGTGCTATTGTCTATACTCAATTGCTCTGCGACTTTGTTTTGTTGCAGGCCTTTTTTAGTTCTTGCTTCACGTAATCTTTGAGCAACTAATTTATAAGAACTATCCAACGGCTTTTCGTAGTTATTATGCTCGTTCTTATTTATTGAAGGCGATGGTTCATCAGAACGACCTAGTAAGTAATCAACAGTCACACCAAAAAAATCTACAATGCTCTCTAAACGTTTCCCTCTTGGCAAACGCACTTCACCTTTAGGATTTTCATAATGTGTAATAGAAGTGCGAGGGATATCTAACTTTAAAGCTAATTCTTCTTGAGATAAGCCTCTTTCTTCTCTTAATTTCTTGAGTCTTTCAGGAAATCCCACGAGATTCACCCCTTTGTATAGATGTAATTTTACCATCTGATGTTCGTAAAAAAAACAGTGCGTTATAAGAACAAAAAACTATTGACATGTGCGTTTAACGCAAGTATTATATAAAGTGTAAGGTGCTTAAAACGAACGGCGAGGAGGTGCTTAAATGACAAAAACAAAGCCCCGTACTTCCTTGATAGCTTTGAGAAAAAGCAAAGGATTTACACAGCAAGCTCTTGCTGATCTAGTCGGGATCAATAGATGTTTTTTATCTAACATAGAAAGGGGGAAGTATTCTCCTTCATTAGAAGTCGCTTACAAGATCGCTAATGCCCTTGATACACACATTGAAGAAATTTTTTTTGGGAATGAAGTGCGAAAAACGAACAAAAGAAAGCGATCTGCATAAGAGTGATCACATGTACTGTAATCACTCATCAACCTTAATTTTTCCGTTTTTCTTTTCGAACTCATCAATATGACGTTCGATAAGATGTTCGATTTGCATAGCGATTGATCGTTTGTTTTTATCAGCAATATATTTGATCTTTTCGAAGTTAGTTTCTTGTAAACGCAATGTAAAAGGACGTTTATCAGTAGCCATTGACGTCACCTCATATTCATTTTGATGTCACTAAGATAGCAAATCAAAAAATAAATGTATGCAACCATATTGACATCATAGTGATATCACTTTACAATAAAATCCAAGGAGGTGATTTCAAAGTGATGTCACCTAAGAAAAAAACTTTGTCACTTAGGATCACGTTCGAACTTGATAAGCAATTAGAAGTCGCAGCTTCAGAAATAGGGGTTTCTAAGAACGCATTAATTGCAACTGTCCTTAATGATGCTATTAAAAAGAAATTTAAGTCTAAACAACCAGCATAGGTGATTACACCAACCATAATTACCTGAAAGGAGAAAACAAATGTCAATATCATCTAGGGTTGTCCCATTAACATCACCACATATAAATAGGTCAAGAGGTGATGGGAAAATGGAAAAATTCGGTCCTTGGTTCAAAGTACTACGTGAGTCAAAAAAGATGACGGTTGATGAACTATCTAACATCTCAGATGTAAGCATTGATTACATTACAGAGATGGAGGAAGAAGAAAGATTCCTGATTGAACCAGAAGCATTTAGAAAGTTAGCCAGCGCTTTAGAAATGGACTTTGTAGACCTCATATCCAAAGCAAGCTTCTTAGCAAAAAGAGAAGATCGGCCTTTATATGTAAAAAAACTTGGATTAACGACAATAAAAATCAGGTCTGCACTTCCGTTTATGACACCAGATGAAAGAGACAAGTGGTATGACGATAATGCCGATCTGCCAGAAGTGAAGAACTATCGTAGAGCTTTAGCTGAAGCGAATATTTATATTCACGAAAGAGAGCAACAAAAAAATGCAACTACAGCTTAAATGCCCAGTATGGGCATGGTGGACAAGCTTACAAAAATTCCCCCAGGTGAGCAGCCCGAGGGAAAGCATGAAAGATGAACACATTTTAATTGTAAAACAACTTATCAAATTTAGCTGTTCTTATTTGGAACAAATTGGAACAAGTTTGAAGAAGGAGAGAGAAAAGTGAAGAAGTTCGGAGCGATACTGCACGCTTGCAGAGAAAGAGCAGGGTTAAGCCAAGAGCAATTAGCCGAAAAGCTCAATCGTTCAAGAAGTTGCATAAGCAAGCTGGAGACAGATAAGAAAACGTTGGATTTCCAAACGGGACTAGCGTGGATAGAAGCCACAGGAGCGAAGGAGGTGGCTGTAGCGTTCTTCTGTGGAATGGATGGGATGTCCATCATGCAAAATGTTCTATCAGTAATGGTGTAAAGGAGTTGAGAGGGTGAAAGAAATGCTGGATGGTTTGGATGAAGAGGAGCTATATCACATTGTAAATGGGATGCTCGATCAATCTACGATAAGCCTCCAGAATGGCGATCCTATTGACGCTAAAAAGAAGCAAATCATAGCAGAAAAGGTTTTAAACATTAAGTTAGCAAGACAAGTTGAACAAATTGAAAGAATCTTACAAAGGAGGGAACAGCGTGAACTATGAGGACTTAATTGCTGATCTAAAAAGATACCAGCGATTGATGATGATTACTAAAACAGCAGGAGATCATCAAGCCCATGAGAACTATCGCCAAGTTACCCGTTGGATTACAGAACAGATAAAAGAGCATGAAAAAACCGCCTGCTCGCAACAGACGGCATCGTAACAAAAATTTGTACCTCTACAATACCAAATAATCGGAGGTTGGACAAGCATGGAACGAAATATTAGAACCGTTCAAATGGAGCTAAATGAACAAAATCGTGCTATCGAGCGCTTGAATACAGAAATTATATCAATGGATGAAGACATGCGAGCTTTAGAAGAAAAAATCAATAAGATCGGTAGAGAGCTTGCTGAAATGGAATCAACAAGAAGTGATTTACGGGAAGAGTTATGGCGTCGTGAAGATCATGTAGCAGCCTTAGTACGGGAGGGAAAACATCATGCCAACATTGCTTGATTTTCCAGAGTATACAGATCGTGTTGAACCAACCAGACAACGTTATATACGACGTGGAATTACAGCATTTGATGAGCAAGCAGATAACTTATTCAGACATTTAGATAGCCATATTGAGGAAATGTTGTACCTAAGAGACACACTTGCAGATCGCTCTATGCAAGAAAACAGACAAGCAGTTAAAGACCTTACAAATCAACTTCTAAGTGAACTGGGGTAATGAAGCACACTTTTCCTCTCCCTGAGCTATACAGAGCTTTAAGTGATGAACAAACATTAAAACGGTTTGCAATTGCATACATGCAACGGAACTTCCCAAATTGGAAGCCGGTTCAAATTATCAGTAATAAAGTGCTTGCTGAATATACAGGACTTGGCGAGAAGGGGTGAAAGAGGTGCTAGCCCAACGATTAGTAGATACAAGGAATATGGGATATGAGGAATGGCTTGAATATAGACGTTTAGGCATTGGTGGTTCTGATGTAGCAGCTATTTGCCAGATGAGCCGTTATAGATCACCAATGGCTGTGTACCTTGAGAAATTAGGTGAAGCTTCACCAGTAGAAGACAATCCAAAAATGAAAGCAGGACGTATGTTAGAGCCACTTATAGCTGATTGGTTTGCAGGAGACACCGGATATAAAGTATGGCGACAAAACGCAATATTTCAGCATCCGGAACATGATTTTATGCTAGCTAATATTGATCGATGGCTCCCAGGTCAAAATGCAGGGCTAGAATGCAAGAACACGGCTGAGTATTGTCGGAATGATTGGTTAGGAACACAAGCTCCTACAGAATATATCCTTCAGTGCAATCACTATATGGCTGTTACAGGAGCAGATAGATGGTTTATAGCAGTGCTTATCGGTGGTTGGGATTTTCAATGGCGAGTCATCGAGAGAGATGATGAGTTAATCAAAAACCTAATTACGGTGGAACGTGAGTTTTGGAATAACCATATAAAAGCAAAAGTACCTCCAGCATACTCTCAACAAGACACTGAGTATCTGAGTGACCAATATCCTGAATCTATCTCACAATCTAGCATTGAACTTCCAGAAGAAGCCTATGACAGTATACAGATGCTTTATCAAGCAAGGGCCGAAAAGAAGGATGCAATGAAACGTGAAGAGACAGCCGTGAACCAAATCAAAGGATACATGAAAAATCATGAGTTAGCTTACTTTCAGGGTGAATTAAAGTTCTCTTGGAAAACCGGAAAGAGAAGCAGAACATTTAGGGTTATTGGAGGAGACGAATAAGAATGACAACTGATAAAAAAGTAGATCAGTCTGATATCTCAAAACAACTTGCGGCCAGAACGCAAACCAAAGCCGAGAACTTCAACATGACAATCAAAAAGGAGCTTGCAGATAACTTCCAAGCGATTAAATCAATTGTTCCTAAGCATATGACACCAGAAAGGCTTGCGAGGATAACACTAACAGCAATCAGCCGCACTCCAAAGCTAGCAGAATGTACTTCAGCATCAATAGTAGGGGCTGTGATGAATTGCGCAACGCTTGGACTTGAACCTAATTTAATGGGACATGCGTACCTTGTTCCATTTAAGGATAACGAAACTGGAAAATGGGAATGTCAATTCCAAATCGGTTATAAAGGGCAGATCGACTTGATTCGGCGCACAGGTGATGTATCAAAAATCTATGCAGAAACAGTGTACGAGAACGATCTGTTTATCTACTTAAAAGGTGAAGATAAAAGGTTAGTCCATGTCCCTTTTGACATGTTACATCTACTAGAAAATTTTCAACCTAATAAAGATGACTTCTTAGAAATCATGATGGCTCAAGCAATTACCCGTATCAAAGAACGCAATCCTAAAGATGAAGGAAAAGCAGTCAGATATTATTCAGCTTATAGGTTAAAAGACGGAGCATTTGATTTCATGACACTCACAGCAGAACAATGTCAGCTACATGCTTTGAAACATTCGAAGTCAAAGAAAAACAATAAGCTAGTGGGACCATGGACAAATCACTTTGATGCTATGGCAAAGAAAACATGCATTAAAGAAATGGCAAAATACATGCCTATCAGCATTGAGGTACAAGAGAAATTAGCACTTGATGAAGCTGTATTAAAACCACGTAGAGATAACGGAATTGAGTCAGACAATATCTTTGATGCAGATTACAAAGTGATAGAAGCAGAGGAAGAAACGGAGCCAGAGGCACAAGAAGAAACGGAGTAAGAATGGGGTTGATAACATGGGAATGTTTGATGAAGTAAGAGCCGTACAAAAGCCAAATTTCAAGCGTAGAACGAAAAAACGGGTAGATCAGGGGAGAATTACTCCCCAGGTCTACAAAGAAGTAATGGAGCGAGACAAAGGGCGTTGTGTGCTGTGTGGTAAGACTACATGGTTACAAGCACACCACATCATTTTTAGAAGCGAGGGAGGCACTGGAGAGGCCCATAACCTTGCCTTAGCTTGCGGGCCATCTACTCAAACAGGTACGTGTCATTGGAAGGCTCACCACACGAAAGAAGGGCGTCAAGCGTTTCGGGATTACAGAGAAAAGGTGCTGCTTCCATTGTATCGAGGAGCATCGTAACAAGAGGGGAGCACGAAGGATGGACACAACAGATAAATACGGGGCGGGCTTCGTGGTCATCCCCCGTATAACCTTTGAACATTTTATAGATGAGGTGCTTTATAACTTCCTGATGAAAGGTGCGAATTACAAGGCTTCTAACGAGTGTCAGAGAGGACAAATTATTGTTTCGGTTAGGAAATTACCTGAAGTAATGGGATGGACTTACCAGCAGATCAGGACTTCACTAGACAGATTATCGAAGAGCCACCTAATCAAAATGGAGCAGATAAAATACAAAGGCAACAAAGCTTCACTAATCACAATTGTAAATTATGACGGGTTTCAGCAGCTAGAAAACTACTCAAAAATTAACGCACCGAACAACGCACCGAACAACGCAAGTGCTAACGCACCTAATAACGCACCTAACGAACCTGAAAACGACGTTGTACCAAGCGTTTTGGGTGATGAAGAAGATGGGAACAACGCACCGAACAACGCAGGTACAAACGCACCGAACAGCGCACCGAACAACGCTAATAGAACATCAGTTAAACAACAAGTAAAACATATAAAAGAATCTTGTCGGAGTCGCGAAGACATTACCTCTTTTGTTGACTCGCAACAGCTCCTCAACCGGATTGAATTACCGAATCGTTTGTTTGTTGAATACTTCGATCTGGTGAGACTTCAAAGAAAATCAGGAAAGATAGCAAACAGCGTTCTTGAAGGACTATGGGGTAGGTTAGCTAAACAGGCTGCTAATGCAAAACAATCAGCAGAAGCAAATCAGGCGATCGTAACCTATGCACTATCTACATACATCATGAACTACGGTCATAAGCCTGCCGAGTACGCATTCGGTATCATCAGCAATACAAGCGAGCCTGAAGCAAGACAAGGAATGATTAGACTACAGAACTCCAAACAGGAGGGGAAAAATGGAAAGGGTAGGACGAGATTTCAATCAGATGTTTCAGGAATTGCAAAAAAAGGCACAAGCAACACGGAACGTTTCGCCCACCTCAACACAAATTCAACACCAGTGCCCAAAGTGCAAGGATCTTGGGGGGACGATGTCATATGAGGAATATGCCTTTGGGATAGAAAAGGATCGTTCTCTAAAATACGAGGTTTGGAAAGAGTGTGAATGTCAGAAAAACAAGAGAATAGAGCGTATGTTCAAATCCAGTCAAATTACTGAAGAGTTCCGAAAGCTTGGTTTTAAAAACTTTAGCGTGGATGGAATGCCAAACGTAATACGGGAAGCGTTCGATATCTCAGCCACATATTTTAGGAATTTTGAAGAAATCGAAAAGGAACGGAAAAATAGCATAGCCCTATTAGGTAGGCCAGGTTCAGGAAAGACTCACCTTCTCATGGCGATTTCAAACAACCTGATTAAGAAAGGTATACCTGTTATCTACTTCCCATGGGTTGAAGGATTTAATGAGTTGAAGAATGACTTTGATCTTCTGGATACGAAGATTAGACGATTACAAACGGTTAGGGTGCTATTTTTAGATGACTTATTCAAAGGGAGAGAAAAACCCACGGATTTCCAGACTGAGCAGTTATTCGCAATCGTTAACTATCGTTATTTAAACAAATTGCCCATATTGGTTTCATCAGAACGTACTTTTAAGGATATGTGCGTCATTGACGAAGCTACAGGTTCTAGGTTGTACCAAATGACAGCAGACTACCGGGCGACCCTAGAAGGTGAAGGATTGAACTATAGAACACGAGATGCGGAGGTTTTATCAAATGTTTAAACGATTTTCTAAAGAAGAAATCAATGATTTAAGAGCAAAAATTGTTCAGGGTCAGCTAGATGCAATCTCACTTTTTGATCTTCAACGCCTCATGAACGAACGTGATGCATTTGAATTTATGGTCAAAAAGCAAGAAGCTGGGCAACAACGAATCAATGAGTTCCTGACAGTCTTAGAGATTCAAAGTCAATTGGAAGAACAGATTAAGGAGCTTAAACAACGGTTGGAAAAATATGAGCCTTCACTAAATCAGGCTGTTTAGGAGGAATCAAGCATGAATCAATTAGTCTTTATTCAAAACAACCAGGTAGTTACTGATAGTCTAACAATCGCTGAGGTATTCGATAAGCGTCATGCAGATGTATTGAGAGATATCGACGGTCAAATCGAGAAATTAGACCAAGCAGGAGAAAGTGAATGGGGTCTACGCAACTTTGCACACACCCAGTATCAGCACCAACAAAACAAACAGTGGTATCCCAAATATGACCTTACCGAGGATGCTTTTGCTCTAGTGGCCATGAGTTATGTAACACCGGAAGCGATGAAAATGAAAGTGAAGTTCCTGGACCAGTTCAAGCAGATGAAGGAGCAAATAAATAACCCTCTAGCTGGAATGAGTAAAGAGCTTCAAGCCATTGTGATGATTGATAAACGGACGGTAGAAATCGAAAATAGATTGTTCAACCTTGAGCAAACCAAGACAGTAGATTACAGCCAACAACAAGTTTTAAACTCGCTCTGCAAACGCAAAGTGATGGAGATTATCGGCGGTAAAGAAAGTCCAGCATATAAACAAATTGTGTTCAAAGTGTTTAAAGCAGTGTGGAATGATTACCAAGAGTATTTCGCTGTTAACTCTTACCGGAACACTGCAACTAAAGATTTTGAAAAGGCAAAAGAGTTTTTACAGAGATGGACCCCACGAGGCAAATTACTTCGGGAGATTGAAGATGCGAATGGTCAAATGAACATGTTCGGTGGATTTAAAGGAGCATAGAAGATGAACGACGATAAAGCAGTATTAGCTATACAAATTAACTACTTTAAAAAATACGTACATGAGCTAGAAGAGGATATTAAAAACGTGCAGTATGACTACTCCAAAAGAATTCTGGAGGGCAGTTTGAAAGACTATCAGAAGGGCTTGGCAGAGGTTCAAGCTAGATGGGAGGCATTAGGTCATGATGACCAAGGAAGAGTTGCAAGAAATCCGTGAACGTGTAGGGAAAGCTACTTCAGGCTCTTGGAAAGAGAGAGCAAGGAACGGAGATTTTATGCTCATTGATAGGGGATTTATTATAGCAGGAACTCAGAATGATCTTGATTTTATCATAAATGCTCGGCAGGATATCCCGAACTTACTCTCAGAAATTGATCGGTTGAGAAAAGCGCTATTAAAGATTGAACTTTGCGCAGCTACATCGAATGAGACTTGGGGACGTTTACAGAAAAATTGCTGGATAATTGCAAGTGAAGCATTGAAAGAATTTTGAGCAAACGGAGGGAGAGCATGAGAGTGAACACGAGCTATGCAAATAGAGGAATGGCATTTGAGCAAATGCTAGAACTAGCAAATAAGCAATACGAACGAAAAGATATTGCAGTAATTAATAAACGCCCCACTCCTGTAAAAGTGTTGAAAACAGAAGGAACAAACATCAAAAAAGCTGTTTATGATTCAAAATCAACAGTCGATTATTACGGAGTATACAAAGGCAGAGCAATTTATTTTGAGGCAAAGTCTACTAAAAGTCATACGAGCTTTTCACTAGCAAACATCGGTGATCACCAGTTAGAACATTTGGCAAAGACAGAATTAAATGGCGCCCTGTGCTTCTTTCTAATCGAGTTTGCAAGTAAGAGGGAGGTTTACTTTGTCCCATACTCATTCATTCGAATTTACGTGCTTAACGCCCGTCTAGGAGGCCGTAAAAGCATCCCTTATGACGAGTTCGAAGTTTACGCTTACTTGGTTCAGAAATCTCAAAGGGCCTCACTGGATTACCTGGTATACGTAGATCGGATGATGGGAGTGGCGTGAATGGGGTACATCTCAGCGAAAAAAGCTAACAAATTAGCTGGTGAAGGTAATTTCAAAGGCCGTCCATTATACATTGCTTGTGAAGAGTACGACTTCATCTGGATGGAAAGTGAAATAGATACGGTACGGCAGTTATGGAGAAAAGGAGAATCTATTGTCGATATCGCTAAAACGGTAAAAAGACATGTTAACGAGGTAGCAATACTCATCATGGATCAAAACGAACATGGAGAGATTGGAAACCGTAGAGGTGGCGTGTTCGGACACGTTAGCTAGGTAAGTCAATAAATCAAGAGGAGTGAGCCTTGATGAATACACAGGACAATCAAATAGTTAAAGAAATGTTGAACAAAGAGCAACTAGATTGGCAGAAACAAGTCATTCGTGAGGAGATGGAAACCGAATGAACTACGGCTTTACATGGATAGAGATTGACGATGCTCAGGCGCTTAGAGAGTGGGCGGAGTGCAAGAGTTACTCTCCAGACAATGGATAAGCTTCACCAGCTCTTCCAAACACCAAATGCACGACATGATACTGCCGCACGGGTAGATCAGGAAAAACAAAACGAACGTTATCTCTGTTTGGAATAGCTTCAACTTCAAAAGGGATGCTGTGTAGTCGAAACTTTCGAATTAGCCTAGCAGATCGGCTACACGGCACTAGATAATAAAACGATTTTTGCATGATATATCACTCCTTGTTGCCATTGTAGTGCGAGGAGCTGGGACAAAAATAGGGAGAATGAGAAATGGCTATAAACGAGGGAATGTTTACTTCAAGTACTGATTTATGGGAGACACCGCAAGATTTCTTCAACCAGTTAAACAAAGAGTTTGGCTTCCAGTTAGACGTTTGCGCACTACCAGAAAACGCAAAATGCGAAAGGTATTTCTCCCCTGATGAGGATGGTCTACAGCAAGAATGGACGGGCATTTGTTGGATGAATCCCCCTTATGGAAGACAGATAGGTAAGTGGATAAAGAAAGCTTACGAATCGTCTCTTAATGGAGCTACTGTAGTGTGTTTAATTCCAGCAAGAACAGATGCAAGTTGGTGGCATGCCCATTGTATGAAAGGTGAAATTCGATTAGTTAAAGGACGTCTGAAGTTCGGCGGCAGTAAATGGAATGCACCTTTTCCTAATGCTGTAGTGATTTTTAGGAAAGTAGGATCTCAACATTCATATAAAGCGATAGATAAGTACGGTTATTTCATCTAACTGAGAAAAAAGAAAGGGGGCAGCAATGTCTTGGGTACAGATTCATAAAGGGGATAAACGAGCGCTGGAGCTGGCTGACAGGCATTACACCCGTCAAAAGCCAGGAAGCAATCAATTTTGTAGACCAGGTAAAAATCTAGTTTTGCTCACGGAAGATGAAAAGGCTCTATGGGTAACATGGTGCGGGATACGGGATGATGGATGGAACGCATGGGAATGCACAATATTTCGCAACGAGGGAAGTTATCTATCAAGCCACCTCATAGTTATGGCTTTGGGTATTACTAAGCATTTATGGGGTGAGCCTCCAGCAGATGGAATCATTACTTATGTAGGGGCTCATTTAAAGGGCGGATGCTTTCATGCGGCAGGTTTTAAAAAGGCTGGTTGGAGTAAAAAAGGTAAATTACTTTTGCAATTACCTAAAGATCGGATGCCACCAGCTCTACAACCTGCCGAAGACGGACTATTTAGACACGATATTGTGATTGCATGATATCACACTCCTTTTGATAGAGCATATCTCTATCATTTGGGACAAAAATAGGAGGCGCTAGAATGAGGGAGATAAAGTTTCAAGCATATTGGAAAGAGAAAGGCATTATGTTAGGGGTTTCTTCAATTGATTTTAGTACCTATGTAAGTGATGGAAAAAGTTCTAACCTCTCACGGTTCTACACTCTTGATGACTTTGAGGATGAATCAAACTACCTCCCAAAGGGAACTAATTTTAATTTATACCTCGATGAAGTTGAGATGCGCCAATACACCGGACTCCACGACAAGACCAAATGGGATGATTTAACTAAGCTAGAACAACAAGAATGGCTAAACAAAGGAAAGACTCAAGAGGATTGGAAAGGCAAAGAGATTTATAAAGGAGATATTGTTCAAATAAGCGATCATCCTTTTTATGATTCGATAACCGTCAATGGCAATTATGAAGTAGGTTACAACGAGCAAATGGAGCTTTGTTGTGGTAGCTGGTTATTATTTCGAGTGAAGCATTATGCAGAAGTTATCGGCAATATCTACGAAAATCCAGAGCTGCTGTAGGAGGGATTTAAAATGGGAGCTTATGACACGCCGTCGAAAAAGTGCCCTTATTGTGGAACTGAGTGTGAAGCTGATTGGGTGGATGTTGGTGTTGGAATGGTGCAATGTGGTCCATACCATTGTGAAAATTGCCATGCAAGTGAGATAGGGCCAGAGATAAAGAAATGGCATGCCTACGATTTTGAGGAGGATAAAGCGATCTGGAAGGAGGGACACCCTTTCTCTGAAAAGGAGATTGAAACGGGGTGGTACGATCCTAAAAGCAAGAAAGTTCCCCTTATGCAAATACGGTTAATGGCAAACTTGTAGATCATCAAACAGCGCGAGTTGCTTACGAATTGGGGTTACTTGATGAAAAGCTAATTTAACAACACACGATTTGTAAATTGAAAAGGGGAGCTTTTGAAATGGATAAAATTATCACGGTACGCACTCTTGAATCGTTTTCTGTCCATAATCATGACAAGGACGAGACGGAACTGTTAAGTGAAGTAGAAAAGGGAGAGGTATTGCTAGCTTACCTTCATGAGGGGTCTGGAGAATACTTTGTAAAAGATAGACAGGGCAGGGATATGTATGTGGGCGAGTTAGACATTCATGAAAATCTAAATTTAGATAGCGGATTTAAGCTTGTTCAGATCGGAATGACCGTTGAACACAAGAAGAACTTTCTATTCAAAGCTATAGCAAGCATGGGTCACGGTTCTGGTCATATGTCACGGGCGAATAATTGCGTCGCGGATATTGAAGATGTGCCTGAAGAGCTGAAAGCAAGAATGAAGCAAATCAACGAACAGATTCATGGCTTGCAAGAGGAGTTGCGGATGATTCGGGATTCGCTTCATTTGCAAAAGCAGTTGCGGATGATTCGGGATTCACTTCATGAATGCTGCCCAGATTGCTCGCCAGATGAGAACTAAATACAACGCACGATAAATGGGAGGAAAGAATGGGGACTATCAAACACAACGCTATTGTGGTAACAGGTTCTGACTATGCAATGGACAAATTGGAGCTGGTTCATAACAAGGCCCAGGAGCTATTTGGATCACTAGTTTCTCCAATAATAGAAAGCCACTTGAACGGTTATCAAAGTTTCTTTGTTGCTCCAGATGGCAGTAAAGAGAGATGGGAAGAATCGAATGAAGGGGATAGACAAAGAAAAGAGCTTGGAAACTTCATTGATTCTATGGCATATGAGGACGGTTCAAACCCCATTCGTTATGTAGATGTCTCGTACAACGAAATTCATGGAGAAAAAATTGAAAAAACGAACCGCGATTTGCAGATGGGGGTGCAGGAATGGTCAACCTAATCAAAATCGAGAAGTTGGAAGAAATGACGAAATATGAAGACTCAAAGAACTCTGAAACAACACGCTCTAGTAAAAAGTGGACAAAGGGCGTGCCTATCATTTTGGTTCATGAAGATGGAAGGGTAATTGTCACAGATCATTGGATTTATCTTAGCCACTACGATGAACTGGTTTACAACAAGAAAAAGAATTCATGGTGCCAAGGGTCGAAGTGTTACGACATAGGAAAATCACACATCAAAGAAATTTATATTGTTCAAGCGATTTAACAAACCATTGCTGAAAGGGAGGAGTTCGATATGAATACATGCACTTGCGGAGGCACACCGTTTACAGATTCTAAATGCAAACCTTGCTTAGAGACGTCTATCCAGAAAGGAAAGGCGCGGATTGTCGAGTTGCAAGAACGGATCAGTGATATTGAATGCACTTTGGACGATTCTGAATACTATCTTGAACTTTGGAACAAAGGGAAGCACCCCGAACAGATGGATGTGTAGCGATGTATTGATTTAACAAACCATTGCTTGCGATAAGGAGAGTGCGGAGTGAAATTAAAATTTGAAATCGAAGCAACAGAGCATGTAATTGGAGACACAGATTGCTATGGTTGTTTCAACAAACCAGAACCATGCGACTGTGGAGGGCTGATGCATTGCCAATTTCAAGATTATATCGATCCTTACGAAGGCGAAATAGCATTGTTTTATCTGTGTGATAAGTGTGGGGAAATATTCTAACAAACCATTACTTGTGATAAGGGAGGATGCGGGATGATCGGTGGGATAGATATAACTCCTGATAAGTGGTACAACAAACTCTGGTTTTACCCATTAATAATTGCTTTGTGTATTGGATGGACAATATACGGGTTTATAGAATGTGCGGTTATATGGCTGAAACGGAAAATTACAGTACGGAATGGTAGAGAACGAGGGGGTAGCCAATGAACAGAGTGAGTGAGAACCAATCTGACAAACTTATCCAGCTCAATTTTATCCGGCTTGAACGCAATAAAGAACGAAAATGCACTTGTGAATTCCGTAAATACACCGTGGATACGGTTAATCGTGAAATCACTTGCGAGTGTGGCATGGTTGTAGATCCATTTGAAGCAATGTTGGATATGGCAAAACACTACGATCACTTGAATTATCAGCATAGACTCATGGAAGAGCAAAGATTGCAATGGTTCAAAGAAAAGCCACATTCAGTTTTGTTTAAAAACCTTGAACGGTCTTATCAAAAGGGAAAAATGCTGCCTTATTGCCCTTCATGCCAACAATTATTTGACTTCAAGGATGTGACGGGTTTCGGAAACGCAGAATTTTATCGTAAGCTCCAGAAAAGGAATGGTGGCAGCCAATGAGCAGAGAGATTGATCAAGAGAAAAACTGTTGGACTTGCAGTCACTGGTTAATAGGTGGTGGATGCTGGAAAGAAGCGTTCATAGATGGCGCATATAGCCAACTAGGGGTAGTTATGACAGAGCATGATCACTATTGCGACGATTGGGTAATAGAAGGAACGGAAGGGACGATAATGTACGAGGTTGGTTTGGCAGCTGAGAAGACGGAGGATGCGGAATGGCCCAAACACTACAAATAAACAATTGGAAGAAATTTGTTGTTGGGGTTAATTGGCGGAGCTGGTGCATTGGGTTACAAATACATGATTTGAGAGATGGTTACGGCTACGTCATTACTGAGATCAATATATTGCCATTAACGTTTTTGCTGAGATTTGGTGACGGAACCAAAAAACTGAGATGCATCAGATGTAAAAAGGTTTTAGATAGAGTGAATGTAGATGAAAGCGAAGAGGTTAAATGCTTGGATTGTTACAACAATTCATAAGAAAATGAGCAATAAAAAAGCCCCCTCACCGGGAGCAACATGTGTTCGCTAAAACTATTATACCATGAGCAGATGGTGAGGGGGAACGGAAGATGAACACAATGCAAGAACTTTTAAAAGAGTACAAAGAGACAAGAAAGAAATTGAAAAAAGCATACGCTGATCTAAGAGCAACAGAGACAGTTCTTGATGATGTGACAGAATCAGAAAGACGCTACCTCTCTGAAATGATTAGCGATGTAGAGTATGTAATTGAATGGCTGGAAACAGGACGTAGACCAGAGAGTAAACGTGGAATTGAGAGAAGAGCAGCCTATCAAAGAGAAAAACTAGTAGATCCATTAAGAATGCAGGCGTTTGTTTATAGAGGCACGGCAGGCAGTCCGTGTAATCTTACAGAGTGGGAAAAAGAACAGCTAGAGGACGCGTTATGCTGCCTGTCACCAAGAGAAAAAGAGTGTTATATCCTAACTCACGGTGAAGGATTTTCATTTGAGGAAACGGCTAGATTTTTGTGTATTTCGAGAAGTAGTGTTCAAACACTGGTAACACGGGCACAAAATAAAATTGCAAATCGTGTAGTTTCAAGCCTATTCCTTGTCGGATAGGCTTTTTTGATCATAAAAGAATCGTATATTTATTATTTTTTGAATAAATAGAGATAAATTTCAAAAAATGATTCAAAATATTTTTAATTTATTATAATATAATACATATATTACAAAAAATAACAGGAGTTGAATGTAGTGAAACTATTCAAATCTACAGCAGTAGCTATGGCTCTAGTAGCTGGATTATCGACTTTTTCTGTTGGCGTGTCAGCAAGTGAAAATCAGCAGGTTAAACCTAAGAGCGTTAGTCTTCAAACTGCATCAACACAAGAATTAAGAATGAGTTATGAGTTGAGCCGTCTTATGAGGGAAACAAAAACAAAAGAATTTTGGGTGGGCTCAACAACTGATGTTACTTTTACACTTCTTCAATGGAGGGGGGATGGCAAGAGAGATGGGTACCCCAAGGTGACATACAAGCTTATGAATCCTAATGGAGAAGTATCCGTTAAGGAGGTATATGGTCAAATTACAATTGAAGGAGATTTTAAGATAACATTTCCCAATCTTCCTCCTGGGAGTTACTATATCCATATTATAAACAACTCTGATTTTCCGATTCACGGTTTTGGATATGTTGAATATTAAGAAAGCCATTTAAAAAACGTATGGCTGAATTTTTGCTTTAAAAATGTTTCATAAAAAAGAAGTCACTCTTGATGAGTGGCTTTTTTGTCATGCAAAAGCCACCTATATGTAGAAGGGTAAAACGATAGGGAGGTGCTGAATTGAAAAGTGTTTCTTTAAGCGATAAAGAAATTGAATTAATCATTAGCGCTCTTGACTATCAAAACTATGAATTTGCAACCTATGAGGATGATTCAGGTCATTACGATCTTAAATTAAAGCTAGAGAAACGTCTTAATCAACCAGATTCAGAGGGGGTAAATGGTGATTGAAGATTTAGTAGTGTTTCTCTTTTTTCTATCGTGTTACCTCATGCTTGGTTGTATGGTCTTAATTCCAGCATCATTACTACCAGATTTTAAGTTCTCTTTTAAAGAAAAGGTGGTGCTACTAATAGGGTGGTTACCAATTTTAATCTATTTAATTCATATAAGTGAAAATCAGGAGGGATAAGGAACATGACTCCAGATGAATTTGAAAAGCGCATGAAAGAGATATTTCCAAAAGGTTCCTACGATGAGGAAATAGCACATCAAAAAGCAGATGAACTGATGTGTGATCTACTCCGTTCTCTTGGCTATGGATCAGGTGTTGAAGTGTTTGAAAAAGCAAGTAAATGGTATGCGTAGAAAGGATGATTAATGTGGCAAGCACTACAGCAAAAGCAACAATTAGTATTGATATTGAGGGGTTAGAGAAATTGAAAGAACTTAATAGAGAGATCGGAAAGTTCGAATGTGAATTTGAAGAAATGCAGGAACGAATGAATCGAGTGAGAGAGAAAATGGGTAATTGGGAACCTAGACTAATTCGCAAACGTTAATCTCTCTAAATCTAATCAGGTGGTCGGAAATGAGAGTGTATTTGCAAAACAAACTCAATAGGTGGTGGTGATCATGTAATGGCAAAAGCAAGAAGTCCAAACCGCGACAAAGCCTTGGAGTTATGGTTCGAAAGTGGCGGAAACATTAGCAATCGAGAGCTTGCTGACCAACTAGGCGAAAAAGAAAAAACAATAAGCAACTGGAAAAGCCGAGACAAATGGAATGTAGTACTACAATCAGGTCAATGTAGTACTACAATGAAAAGTGAGTCAAATGCTGGAGCGCCAGAGGGAAATAAAAACGCCGTAGGCAATCGTGGAGGATCAGCTCCAAAAGGAAATAGCAACGCTGTAACCCACGGCTTCTTCCGTAAATACTTCCCAGAAGAAACAGCAGATATCATGCTGGAGATAGAAACCAAGTCTTCTATCGACATGCTTTGGGAAAACATCGTTATCCAGTACACAGCGATTGTGAGAGCGCAACGTATTATGTTTGTACGAGATCAGGACGATGAGACAAGAGTTTTAAAGAAAGATAAGCCAGGTATGTTTGGAACAGAAGAAGAATGGGAGTATCAACATGCCTGGGATAAACAGGCTGCATTCCTAAACGCCCAATCAAGGGCTATGACAACTCTACAAGGCTTGATTAAACGGTATGAAGAGATGCTTAACAGTTCACTGGCGACCGAAGAACAACGCTTGCGTGTTGAGAAGTTGAAAGGTGAAATAGCTGTTCTGGAACAAAAGACTTCTAAAGATGATGATAAACCTATTGAAATCCTCATCAAGCGAAAGGGTGAGGGTTAATGGTAGAAAAAGAGGTTAATCCACACTTTGAAGATTTTCTGTTTGATTGGGATTATAAGTTTTACTTTCTTGTAGGCGGCTATGGATCGTCAAAGAGCTATCATGTTGCTTTAAAATTGATACTCAAATTGTTGGACGAGAAACGGACTGCCTTAGTAGTTCGGGAAGTATACGACACTCATCGAGATTCCACATATTCGCTATTGGAAGAGATCGTTGGGGATTTGGGGTTAGAGGGTAAAGTAAAGCCGATGAGTTCCCCGATGCAAGTTAAATTCCCGAATGGTAGTAAGATAATATTCAAGGGAATGGATAAACCAGTTAAACTGAAGTCGATTAACAATATTTCAATCATTTGGATAGAGGAGTGCTCAGAGGTCAAGTATGAAGGTTTTAAAGAATTGACTGGACGTATGCGCCATCCAACTCTTCCGCTGCATATGTTGTTATCTACTAATCCAGTGAGTACAGCGAATTGGTGCTATAAGTATTTTTTCAAAGATGCCAAGAAAAAGTATTTTATACTTGATGACCAGGATTTGTACAGAGATCGTATTCTCATGATAAAAAACACGTATTATCATCACTCAACTGCTGATGATAACTTATTTCTGCCAGCCAGTTATATTGAACAGCTAGAAGAGTTAAAAATACATGACCCTGATTTGTACAGAGTCGCTCGTAAAGGACAGTTTGGAGTTAACGGTGTAGTTGTATTCCCTCAGTTCCAATCACGTCCACACGGCGAAGTTATGCAAGCTATAGAGAGGATCAGAAGACCGATTATGCGTGCAGGGATGGACTTTGGATTTCAAACATCCTACAATGCCCTGCTACGGCTTGCAGTGGATCATGGAGAGAAGATTCTTTATATCTACTGGGAGTATTACAAAAATAAAATGACAGATGATAAGACAGCAGAGGAAATAGATGAGTTTAGACGTTCTGGTGAGCTTATCAAGGCTGATAGCGCCGAGCCAAAAACCATTAGTTTCTTCCGTCAAAAAGGGTTCAACATGAGGGCAGCTAAAAAGTTCCAAGGCTCCCGTGAACAGTACACAAAGAAGATCAAACGTTTTAAAAAGATCGTTTGTTCTGATCAATGCCCAAACACCATAGAGGAATTGAAGGAGCTAACATTTGCAGTCGATAAACAAGGGGAACTACTTGAAGATGAGTTCACGATTGACCCTCATACGTTATCGGCTATTTGGTATGCGCTAGATGATTACGAGGTATCAGACTTAAAAGGTGGATCGGTTTCATTTGACTAGAAAGGAGGGCCATATGATTTTCACCGAAACAGATCGGATTAACAAAATAATTGCCGATGGAGCTAAGTCAGGCATGACATTAGAAGAGTTTATCCAACGTGAAGTTGATGAATGGGAAGCATCAGAAGTCCGTGAGCTTATGATCAAGGGCGATAAATACTATCGCGGTGACAGTGAGATTTTAAACAGGAAACGTGAAGTAATTGGCGATGGTGGTAAGGTAGAAGATAAGAACCTAGCTAACAATAAGCTTGTACACAACTTCGCAAGGAAACTAGCAGATCAAAAGGTTGGCTATCTGCTTTCTAAACCTATGAGTGTACAAACGAATAACGACAGATACCAAACCTTGCTAGGTGATTACATCGGCAAGGCTTTTTTGCGCACTCTCAAAAACGTTGGTAAGGAATCAATCAACAAGGGAAAAGCGTGGCTCCAGGTCTATTACAACGAGGCAGGAGAGTTATCATTCAAACGTATTCCTAGTGAAGAAGTCATTCCTATGTGGAAAGATAGCGCACACACTGAGTTGGACGCTGTTATCCGTGTATACGAGGTTGAAACGTATAAGGGTAGAGAGAAGAAGACTATCAAAAAAGTTGAATACTGGGACACTCAGGGTGTTAAACGCTATGTGCATGATGGACAACTCATACCAGATGTAGAAATAGGTGACGAAGGTAGTCATTTTGCTGTTATGGATGTAGCAGGCAAGGAACAAGGCCTGAACTGGGAGCGAGTACCGTTCATCTGCTTCAAGTATAACGATGAGGAAATACCTTTAATCAAGTTTATTCAATCGCTCATTAACGACTATGACTATCGTAAATCGGATAACGCTAACAACTTAGAAGATATGCCGAACAGTATTTATGTGTTAAAAGACTATGATGGTACCAACTTAGGAGAGTTCCGATACAATCTAGCTGCTTACCGCGCCGTTAAAGTAACAGGAGAAGGTGGAGTAGATACCATTAGCTTGCCGATTGATACAGAAGCCTTTAAAACTCATGTAGAGATGAACAGAAAGGATATCTATGAGTTCGGACGTGGGGTTGATACGCAGGCTAGTAACTTTGGAAATGACCCTTCAGGTATCGCATTAAAGTTTCTTTATGCTGATTTGGATATGGATGCCAACATGATTGAAACAGAGTTCCAAGCTTCAATGGAGCATCTACGCTGGTTCATTGATCAACACATAGTTAACACAACTCAACAAGATTTTAGCAATGAAACAGTTGAGTTTATTTTCAACCGAGACATTTTAATCAACGAAACGGATGCGATTACAAATGCAAAGGATAGTGTGGGCATCATATCTGACGAGACAATTGTCGCTAACCACCCGTGGACAACCAATGCACAAGACGAGATTGCGAGGAAAAAGAAAGAGCGTGAGGACATGGTTTCACAATCAGATCCATACGCTGGTTTCGATCCTAAGGAAGAGCCTGAATGAAAAAGTGTAAACAGCCACCACGTAACTATTGGCAAAAGCGTAGTGAGCAGGTAGCACAGATGTCCTTTGATGAGGCTGACAAATATGCCGAGCAACTTAGAAAAGAGTATGACCGAGCTATAGCAAGTATTAAGCGAGAGATTGAGGTATTCTATCAACGCTTTGCAAACAACAATGAAATTGATCTAGCAGATGCCCGTAAATTACTTACAGGTAGTGAAATGAAAGAGTTCAAAATGACGCTAGAAGAGTTTACAGCAAGAGCTAAGGGAAACTTAGATGGTCGTTGGACAAAGGAACTAAATAACGTCTACTACAAAACTCGTGTAAGCCGTTTAGAGGCACTTTTAGTTCAGATAAGGCAATCAGTCGAGGAGTTGACTGCAAAGCAAGAGAGGGGTACCAAAGGACTCCTGATGAGCAACTACACGGACACTTATTATCGAACTGTATTCGAGATTCAAAAAGGTACAGGTGTAGGTGTTTCTTTTGCTCGAGTGGACAAAGAATCACTAGAGAAAACGCTACAAATAAATTGGAAAGATGGCAACTACAGCGAACGTATCTGGAGCAATCGAGATAAATTGCTATCTGAGGTTCAAACACTGCTTTCTCAATCGTTCATCCGTGGAGATAGTTCCGATAAAACAGCAAAAGCATTGTCAGAACGAATGAACGTTTCCTATTCCCATGCAGCAAGAATTATGAGAACCGAGAGCAGCTATATCACCCATCAAGCTACTATGGATGGTTATAAGGCAAGTGGAGTGGTTAGAAAGTATGAGATTTTAGCCTCTTTAGATGGGAGAACAAGTAGAATTTGCCGGAGTCTTGATGGAAAAGTGTTCAAACTGAGTGAACAAGAGGTTGGGGTTACTTACCCCCCGTTCCATCCGAACTGTCGAACAACTGTTGTTCCTTACTTTGAGGATGAAATTGACGTAGGTGAACGTATCGCAAGAGATAACAAAGGCAATGTGTATTATGTTCCTGCTGATATGACATATGGACAGTGGGAAGAAAAATACGTTGCATAAATAAGCCGTTTCGGTACTGTCGGCGTAAAAAAACAGGACATCACCGGACGCGACCGGGTTACAAAGCGAAGATGAAAGGGTGAATATCATGGATTGGTTGAAAAAGTTGCTTCAAGAGTTAGGTGCTCCAGAGGAACGTATCGAGAAGATTACAGGGAGTGTAGAGGAAAATTACAAGGGATATGTACCAAAACATCGGTTTGATGAGATCAACGATACTAAGAAAGAATTAGAAGGCCAGATCAAGGATCGTGACAAGCAACTTACAGAACTGAAGAAGAACACAGGTGACAATGAGGACTTGAAGAAGCAGATTGAGACGTTGCAAGCAGAGAATAAGACGAAAGGGGAAGAATACGAAACTAAACTCAAGGATATGCAGGTGTCTACGGCTATCAAGCTGGCTCTTACAGGAGAAGCACACGACCCTGACCTAATTGCTAGTTTATTGGACAAATCAAAAATTGAGATCAATGAAGATGGAACCTTAAAAGGCGGTCTTGATGATCAAGTTAAGGCGTTGCGTGAGAGCAAGGCTTTTTTGTTTGTCGAAAAACAGGAAAGGGAATCCAAAACGACTTTCAAAGGAGCTACACCAGTAGACGGTAGTGGTCGACAAACAGACCGTACTACAAATAGCGTTGGAGCCAATTTTGCTAAACAAGCGAACCAAGCTGGCAAACCATCAGAAAACAATATTTGGGGTTAGAAAGGGGAGTTTTAAATGCCATATGTTAAGGATTACGGAAAAAGAGAGGAAATCAACTTCCTTGCAAGCCAGAAATATACCAGTTTCACCTATCAAGTTTCAGATAAAGATGTTGCTCCGAATAAAGAAGGTCGAAAAATTGTGCCTGCTGGAACGGTTTATCCGAGCAATGATGATAAAGCCATCGGTATTCTCTTGGTAGATGCTGATGTTACGGAAGGTCCACAGCCAGCGCCTATTCTGGTGGATGCTTGGATTCTGGAGGCTCGCTTACCAAATGCTCCTACAGCAGAAGCAAAAACAGCAATGAAAAATATCTCATTTAAAACAATCGTTTAGGGAGGAATATAAATTATGGCAAATGTACTTGAATTATTTAATCAACGCGATATTCTGAATTACCTTCAAAATCGAGAGTATCCAGCCTTACTAGGTGAAACGCTCTTTCCAGAAGTGAAACGTCAAAGTTTGGAGTTTGATCAGATCAAAGGAGCAGGGAAAATCCCAGTTGTAGCAAGTGTGCATGCGTTTGATTCTGAGGCTGAAATTGGTAGCCGTGAAGCAAGTAAACAGGCGTTAGAACTTGCGCTAATTAAACGTAAGCTACCGTTAAAAGAAAAAGACATCATTGCATTGGAAAGCCCACGTAATACCGCCGAGCAACAATACTTGATGCAAGAGGTTTTCAACGACATTGATGTTTTAGTACAAGGTGTAAAAGCCAGAGTTGAAGCTATGCGAATGGAGGTTTTAGCGAAAGGCACAGTTACACTTACAGAGAACAACCTCAACGGAGTAATAAAGTACGGGGTACCATCGGAACACAAGGAAGCTTTAGCAGGTGACAACGTGTGGACAAATGCTAACAGCGATCCAATCGGTGACTTAGAACGTTGGTCAGATACTTTAGATACGAAACCAACTCGCGCTTTAACATCTCGTGCCATATTGAATGCTTTATTGCGTCATCCGAAGATCATTGGTGCGCTATATGGACGTGACTCTATGCGCGTACCAACACGGGCAGACCTGAATGCATTCATGACTCAACACGAACTTCCGGTTATTGCTACGTATGACCAAGTTTACCGAAAACAAAAAGCCGATGGCACATATGAGCGCTTGCGTTACTTCCCGAACAACAGTTTTGTTATGTTTGGTGATGGCATGCTTGGTGAAACGATTTATGGTCCAACAGCAGAAGAGATTCGCCTTACCCGTGATCCTAGTATACAAATCAGCACCATCGGCAATGTCTTAGCGATGGTTTATGAAGAAGGACGTGACCCTGTGAGCACTTGGACAAAAGCTGTTGCAACTGCTTTACCTTCATTTCCTGCTGCTGATGAGGTGTTCCAAGCACAACCAATTACAGGATAAGGTGGTGTTTCAAGGTGAAAGTAAAAGTTTTGGATATCCCCATCCGATACAACCATAACACATATCGGGTGGGGGAAGTGTTTGAAATAGAAGAAGAACATTTGAGGGGGATTGAAGAGTTAGTTGTCCCACAAATAAGTGAGGAATCACAAGAACCAGAGACGTACCCTTTAGAAGAGAAATCTATAGACAAAATGACTGTAGCTGAGTTGAAAGAATACGCGATACAACATGATATTGATCTAGGCGAAGCAACTAAAAAAGACGATATCCTTGCTGTTATCAAAGGTGCTGAATCTAATGAATGATGATGTACTAGCTCTAATAAAACTTAGAATGAACCTATCGAACGATAATCTTGATTTACTGATTAAATCTTATATCCATGAGATAGAAAAGCGTATTCTTCATTACTGTCACATTTCTGAGGTACCAGAAGCTCTACAGTTTGTATGGGCTTCTATGGTCATTGACGCATTGAGGATTGAACAAGCAACAGTCAGTGAAGTGGATGCCGCAACTGCTATTAGTGAGTCAATCAAGATTGGCGATACTTCAAACTCTCCAGGTAAAAGTGAGGGGGTAACAAGTACCTCAAAAAATGTAATAGAGTCAGTAGTTTTAAATTATCGAGTGGATCTGAACCGATATCGAAAGTTGGTGTGGTAATGAACTACGCAAAGCATCGAATGGCGTTAGAACGTATGTATGAGGACAAGGCTACTGTTAAACGGGTAATAGAAACCGAAACGCCTTGGGGTGAGACAAAAGTTGAACCCACTACCATCTATGAAGATCAGCCTTGCCGACTCTCCCAGAAAGCCCTTGGAACAAATGGACAGACAGCCACAGTAAACCAAGTTGTGTATGAAACAAAACTCTTTATCTCACCAGATGTTGTAATTTTGCAAGGTGACGAGATAGAGGTTACAGGCAGAGGAGTTACACGAACTTATACAGCAGGCGAACCATTCCCTTATCCTACTCATCAAGAGATTAGCATTCAACGCAAGGAGAAAGCATAATGGCAGGAAGCTTTGATATGGGGGGTTTTGAGCGTTTGGCAAAGGCTTTTCAAAAGGCGAATGATGAACGGGTAATAGAACGATTCATCCGAGAATTTCTTATGGAAATGGCGTATAGAGCTGAACGGAAGATAAAAAAACGCACAATAGTTGGGCCTACTGGTGATTTGAAAAAAAGCTGGAGAGTAGGGAAGATTGAAAAGCATGGTAATAATTATATGGTTGAAATCTTTTCTAACCTTGATTATGCATCATTCGTGGAATATGGTTTTCGCTCACACTGGGTACCTGGTAGATGGGAAGGTAACCAATTTGTCTATGATCCAGCAGCCAAGACTGGAATGCAGGTTGGTGAAAAAGGCGGATGGGTAGAAGGTCGATTCATGATGACCATTTCCATGAAAGAGATTGAAAAAGAGTTACCACGCTATCTTGAAAAACGCCAAGCTGAGTTAATAAACGACATCATGAATGGACGGCCAGTTAGAAGAGGTGATTCCAATTGAAATAACGATTAATGATGTCCGCAACGCTGTTATGTCAGCAATCAAAAAAGCGTACCCAACAGCTAAAGTATACGGAGAACAACTACCACAAGGTTTTAAGGAGCCTTGTTTTTTTGTACTCATGTTAGAAGGTAGTCAGGATAAAGAGCTAGACAGGCGTTACAAGCGTTTTCACCCGTTTGACATCCATTACTTTACCTCATCTAATTCAGAGCGCTACGAGATCGCTGAGAGGCTGATAGAGGTATTGGAATTGATTGATCTAAAAGGCAAGCCCATTCGAGGGATTAAGATGCGACACACGATTGTAGATGATGTGTTGCATTTTTTTGTTGATTACAACTTTCATGTTGTACGCCCAAAACCTACGGTTCCTAAGATGCAAAGGAACTGGATTGAAAGGGGGTTAAAGTATGAGTAAGAAAAATAGCGAAGCACCACGGTTTAAGAAAGAACAGTTTATCGGTTCTGATCGGTATACAGAGGTTCAGAAAGATATCATTTCTGCTCTATTAGACAAAGAGAACACCTATACGAGGGAAGAAGTAGACAACATTCTCTTAGATTTTTCGAGAAAGGAGTTTGGTTGATATGATGCAAAATTGGATAGCTCAGAACAAAGTGCGTCCTGATACGTACGTTAATGTTGTCAGTGAGGCAAAACCACAAGGTGCTATTAGTGACCGAGGAACAGTTACAATGGCCCTTTCATTGAGTTGGGGACCATCCGGCGAAGTTATTGAGATACAGGCAGGAGAGAACACGCTAGACAAGTTAGGTTACGATATTTCCGAACCTCAGATCCTTTTAGTTCAGGAAGCTCTAAAGCGAGCTAAAACCTTGCTGTTGTACCGACTTAACACAGGATCAAAAGCGCAGGCCACAAGTGATAACTTAACGGTTACAGCTCTATATGGTGGGGTTAGAGGTAATGACATCACTGTTGTGGTAGAGCAAAACATTGATGATGAGACAACTTTCATTGTAAAAACTCTGGTAGCTGGTTCTATCGTAGATAATCAGCTTGCTAAGAAAATTGAGGACTTGAAAGCTAATAAATTTGTAACATTTTCCGGTACAGGCACCCTTGTCGCAAGCGCTGGTATCCCATTAACAGGCGGTACAGACGGAACAGAAACAGGAGTAAACCACACGTCCTACCGAGAAGCTATTGAGCTACATGACTTTGATGCAATGGCTGTTCCTTACGATGATCCAACGGTTAAATCAGTCTACGTTGCCTTTGCTAAACGCTTGGCAAATCAACAAAACAGATTTATACAAATCGTGGTCCCTAACTACACACTAGCTGACGATCCAACAGTTATTAGCGTATCGAACGGCGTTGTACTATCAAATGGCACTGTAATTGATGCAGTAAAAGCAACAGCTTGGGTGGCAGGTGCAACAGCAGGAGCCAACGCTAACCAATCTCTTACACATACGGCCTACGATGATGCAGTAGCCGTACATGGTCGCCTGAATGATTCACAGATCACCAAAGCTCTCCTTAATGGGGAGTTTTTATTTGAATTGCACAACAGCAAAGTGGTTGTAGAACAGGATATCAATACGTTTACTAGCTTTAGCCCAGATAAACGTAAGCATTTCAGTAAAAACCGTGTTATTCGTGCTACAAATGGCGTTGTAAAGGATTGGAACCGTGCTTTTGATAGTGATTACTTAGGGAAGTTCGATAGCAGCGATGATGGACGCAATCTTTACAAGAAAGAATGCATCAAGATAGCAGAGGAGTATCAAGCAATGGGAGCTATCCAGAATTTTGATGCTCAAAAGGACGTTATTGTTTTGCCGGGTGAAGATAGTGACTCATTGCTAACTAGTGGATATATCCAACCTGTTGATGCTATGGAGAAAAACTACTTAGAGGCGGTGGTACGATAAATGTCATTCTTAAAATTCGAAGATACTATTTCAGGTGCAGGTGGTCGTGCCTACGCCACTATCAATGGACGTGTGGAAGAGATGTTCTATCTCAAAAAGTTTGAAGCCAAGATGGAGAAAACAAAAAAAGAAGGCAAAACACTTGGAAATCTTGGTACACAACATAAGGCAACAGGATGGAAGGGAACGGGTTCGATGACGATCTACTACGTCACTAGCCTTTTCCGACAGATGATGCTGGACTATATGAAAACGGGCAAAGATATGTACTTTGATGTACAGATTGTTAATGAAGATTCAACATCTTCTATCGGTAAACAAACAGTGGTTATCAAAGGGGTAAATATCGATTCTATTACGATGGCACAACTTGATATTGATTCAGAGGAGTTAGACGAGGAAGTAAGCTTCACGTGGCAAGGTGCCGACATTTTGGATAGTTTCGCAAAACCAACATTAGGTTAGACAAATATAAGAAATGAACTATATTGTATTTGTCTAATCATAAAAATTCTATTTAAAAATGTTTTAAACTCTTGCTGTTGCTAAAAAGGGTAGTGTATCATAGGGATAACAAGGAATGTTTAAAAATGTTTTAAATTATTTTAAATTGTTTTAAACATGTTTATAATCGTCAGGATACGCATACAATAAAAAGACCGCAGGTGCTGGTAACACCTACGGTTTGTGTACAAGAGACTGTCCCCTCAAAGGGGCGACTCATCTAATGTTGCAAGGGTGACTTCCCGAGTTGTCTAGGCTCAAGGGAGGTCATTTCTTTTTTAGGTAGGTAAGCAGAGCTAAAATGAACATGCCAAACATGAGCATTAAAGTCAAAGCTTGATATACCTCCATGTTCTCACCCCCTTTCCCTATTGCTGGGGTAAAGCGAGGTGAGTCGACCACCCTTGAGAGAGTCGAGTCTATGTACTTGTGGAAAATTATAACATGATTTTACAAAAAGGCGCCCTTTTAATTTAGAGCGTCTTTTTTGTATGCATTTTAAATAAGCAATTTGAGAGGGGAATATAATATGAGTTTTCAAGATTTCTTTATGGATGAGTTCGAGGATGCAGAAGTAGTTGAACGTGTGGTGAAAATTGCAGGGAAAGAAAAGAAAATGCAGTTCAAACCAATCAGCGCGGCAAAAGGGGAGGAACTCCGTAAAAGTTGTCGTAAAGTTACCCACTATAAAGGATCTAAACAGGTCTATACAGATCATAATGCTTTTGTGGCTAAGATGATCATTGAGTCAACGGTGAATCCTGATTTCAAGAATAAGGAGTTACAGGACAATTGGGGAGTAATAGGGGCGGATAATCTTTTAGTAGCTATGAAAACTAAAATGGGTGATGGTGAGTACAATCAGCTTGCGGCTGTAGTAACAGATATCAATGGCTACGATAAAGAAGTAGACGAGATGGCAGAAGAAATAAAAAACTAGTCGAGGAAGGCGATGCATGGTGGAATATAGCCTACTACGTCTTCCACAAACATAGGATAATGCCTTGGGAATTATCGGAATATCCGCCAAAATGGAAAGCTGCTATATATGCTTTTGTTAAGATTCGACTAGAAGAAGAGAAAAAGGCAAAAAAGGCAATGGAAAATATGAATTAATAAATAAATCGCCCATATCCTGCCAAACCCCTTTTAGTCGTGTTAAACTTGTATAAAACACATGAAAGGGGTTTCTTCATGTCTATTAAAAGGGAGAGTACAACAAAAAAACTTGTGTTGTCTCTAATTGTTGCAGGTGTCTCAGCTCTCACAACAGCTTGCGTTAATGCTGAGGGGGAAGTTGATGCAACACATGCTATCAAGGTGGAAGCAAAGATTTTAAACAACGATAAAGTGAATAACGTTGGCCAGATAGAATGGGTAATTCGAAACGAAAGTGATAAGGCTTTTACTGGTAAAGTACAAATATCGGGTAATTTTGAGGGGTCTCCTGAGGTCTATGAATATGAAGTATCCGATTTGAGAAAAGACGCAACGGAAAGACGGATTCAAGTCACAAAACAGATACACGAAGACAAGTTAGACCTGAACATAAAGGCTGTCGGTAAACTTTCTGATGTAAATGTCGAAAAGTCAGATGTTAAGTATGAAGTGATTTACAACCTAGAAAAACAAAATATGTTGTTTATCCAAACTGATGTAGTAGACAAAGCAAGCACAACTGCAATTATTAAAGAACTAAAATCAAAATATGGAGACAAGCTTGGTGTGGTTCATTTCTTTAATAAAGATCAAAATGTCAAAAAGGGAACCAAGCCTAATTTAGGGAAGATTGATCCAAGTGGTGGATATGCTCCAGGTGATTCCAGTATTTATATATGGGATTTGAAAGCAGAAAAAACAATAGATGAATTTTTTGTACCTTAACTAGCACCCTTTTGGGTGCTTTTTTGATTGGGGAGATAACATGGCTACAATAAGTTCTAGCTTAAAATTATTCGATGGCTTTTCAGGTCCCCTACGACAAATAACTCAAGCCATGAACATGACTATTGGTGTAATGCGACAAATGGCTGTAACTACAAATGCAGATACCTCTGCTATCAAAACGCTTGATGCGGTTACAAGAAAACTAGCAAGCGCAGAAGTGGAATTAGCAAGTGCTACAAGACGCGCTGTATCAGATCAAGAACATTTGAGAAATTCATTAGGAGGCACAGCAGGAATAGGAAATAGGTTAATTACTACCTTAAAAGGTGTTGCGTCAGCTTATTTAGGTATTCACGCTCTAGCTCAATTGGGTGGAGTTACTGTTGGTGAGGCTATGAAGCAACAAACATACCTTGATATGTTTAAGGCTCGTACAGGTAATCATGCATTAGGAACAAGGATGTTTGAAGAGTTTAAAGCTGATGCTTTAAGAGCTGGCGCGGATGTTGCGGAGTATATGCAAGGAGCTTTAGGTAATATCTCTGTAACTACTGATATAGGGCAATTAAAAGACCTGAATATGATGGCTAAACAATTGGCTGCTTTTGATAATACAGGACAAGGCATTCAAGGGGCGTTCTTCTCGTTAAAAGAGGCTTTAAGTGGTGATATTGTCAGCCTTTCTGAACGATTTAATATTGGTAAAAAGAATATAAGAGATTTTAAGATTGATGAACTAGGTAAAAAAGGTGATGTTCAGGGATTTATTAAAGCGTTCAAATTACTGTTAGACAAACAGAACATGGGTAAAAAAGCCTTTGAGGAGATGCTCAATTCTCCCTTAAAACAATGGGAGATTATGTTGAATCGAATGAAGTCTTTGTTTGCGGATGCTGGTAAAGGAGCCGTAACAGCTCTAATGCCAATGATTACTACACTAAACAAAGCTTTTGAATCAGAGAAGTTCATGAGCTTTTTTGTGTTGCTTAGTAAAGGCTTGACGGTTGTTGCTACAGCTTTTGCGGCTGTAGTAGATGGAGCCTTATGGCTGTGGAGTGTGATTGATAGGTATTACCCTGAGATACTTGCTTTCTTCTTAATTTTATCAACAGCTTATTTACCAGCACTACTTGTTAAGGTAGGTTCGTTAACGATGGCTTTATGGGGTATGGTGGCACCTATATTAGCCTCAGGAGCAGCGTGGGCTATAGCTCACTGGCCTATTGTATTGGTAGCAATCGCAGTAGTGTCATTAATTGGTACACTTAGATATTTTGGTGTGACTACTGAAGAGGTTGTAGGTTTTGCGGTAGGTCTCTTTTATACTTTCTTCGCTTCGGTTTATAACGGTATTGCTTTCCTGTGGAATCGAGTTTTAGCCTTTGCTGAATTCTTTGTGAACGTGTTTATTGATCCTGTGTATGCCGTTCAAAAGTTGTTCTATGATATGGCTGTCCTCTTCGGGGGGCATATGTACAATATGTCGCGTGCAGCAGAAGATTTTGCAGGAAACTTTATGAAGGCCATTCTTCGATCAATAAACAAAACGCTTGAAGGGTTCAACTGGCTTGCTCAAAAAACAAATGAAATGTTTGGGACCGATTTTAAAGGGGCCAAGTTGTTTGATGAAAACAACATTCATGCCGTTAGCAACAACATCAAATCTATGATGGATATGATAGAACGACCTACTACTGATAGAAATGTTGTTGATCTATCCAAGTATCGTATGGCAGAGAAAAACTTAAACCAAGCTTTCGGAGAAGGTTATTACAAAGGATTTAACTTAACGGCTAAAACTAATAATCCATTCAATCCAAACGTAAACGGGAAAATCAATAATATTGGTAGAGTCGATGAAGTAGGGAAAATCAAAGACAAAGTAGACATCTCAAATGAAGACCTGAAAATGATGCGTGAATTAGCTGAGATGAAGAATATACAGAATTTCGTTACTCTGACACCTACCGTGCAGGTTCAGACAGGAGACATCAACAAAGGCGCTGACATTGATACGGTTGTCGCTGAGATCACTAAGAAACTACAAACGGATGTAGCTAACTCAGCGAAAGGAGTATATAACCATGCCTAAAGAACTGATGAGCCTTAGCTTCAATAATCGGGCAGAAGTAATTGCTTTCCCTATACTTCCTGAGAGCATAGAGATTAGCGATGGTAATAACAGCAAAACTTATACGACGGTGGGATTAGGTGAAATCAACGTGATTAAAGACCCTAAGCTCACCGTTTATAAATTTAGCAGCGAGTTTCCGAATCAAGCCTATCCGTGGGTTGTCTATCCGGATAATTTGTTATCGCCAGCTCAATATGTAAAGTACATTGAGACGTGGAGCAAAACGAAAAAACCAGTCCGATTTATATACACTGGAGAAAGCTTTGACATTAACGAGGCCGTTTCAATTGAATCATTTGATTGGAAAGAGGTAGCTGGCACAGGTGGAGACATAGAATTTAGTATCACATTAAAAAAGTACCTGTTCTATGGAGCCAAGCAAGCAAAGGTATTAAGCGATCTAGCAGATCCTAAAAAGAAAGTTGTACAAAAGAAATCTGCTCCACGTCCTTCTGATCGACAGCCACCTAAGACACACAAAATAGTCGCTGGTGATGATTTATGGTCCATTGCAAAGAAGACATACGGTAATGGCGCTAGATACAAGGAAATCCAAAAACTAAATGGGTTAACTGATGCACAGGTAAAGAAATTAAAAGTTGGAACAGTACTTAAAATGCCTAAATAGGAGGGGAGTACCGATTGGAATTATTAATTGATAACAAGAAGGGAAATGTTTGGGACATAACAGACATTACAACTGATATCACATGGAAGACAAGTAGAATCGGGAAACCCTCTAGCTTGTCTTTTTCTTTTGTCGATCGAGGTATCTATCAGGATAAAACTTCATTCACTGTACAGAATGGCGATATCGTACGCTTTATGAAAGATGGAACGAACGTTTTTTACGGTTATGTTTTCTCTGTCATTGGTGGAATGGATGAGGATGTAAAGGTAACTGCTTATGACCAGCTCAGGTATTTGCTAACGAATGATACCTATGTATTTGCAAAGAAAACAGCAACAGAAATTATTAAGCAGATTACAGAAGATGTGGGCCTAAAAGTAGGGGAGCTTGAAAACAGTGGTCACAAGATACCTACTATGATTGAGGATAACCAAAAACTACTAGATATCATTTGGAAAGCGTTGGATTTATCTATCGTTGCCAACGGAAGAAACCTTGTGTTCTATGATGATTTTGGCAAGTTGGTCCTGAAAGACTCCACTAAGATGCTGCTTGATTTTTACTTAGGTGATGATAGCTTAATGACCGATTATGCCATAGATCGGAATATTGATTCGGACACGTATAACAGAGTAAAGATTGTGCAGGACAATAAGAAAACAAAGAAGCGAGATGTATACATTGCCCAAGACTCAGCAAATATCGCCAAATGGGGACGTTTGCAGTTGTTTGAAAAAGTGGATGAGGGCATGACGAAAGCACAGATCAAGCAACTACTTGATACATTAATTGCTGTAAAAAACAAAGAGACACAGAGATTATCGCTTACTGCTATTGGCGATATCCGAGTAAGAGCAGGCTGTTTTGTTCCAGTTTCCATTGAGAGACTAGGGATTAACCAGCCTTTTCTTGTGGACGAATGTACTCATAAATTTGATGGCTCAGAACACACGATGACAGTCGATCTAAAGGTGGTGTAAAAGCATGCTAGAAGCAATTAAACAAATAGTCGTAGGGGTTGATGAAGCAAGTAATCGGGTGGCTATTTTTTACGGGACCGTGACCAGCGATAAACCTTTAGAGGTCAACGTCGATCAACGATTCACACTGACAGAGGAGTTTCTAGTCATTCCAGAACGGCTTACCTTATATGAAGTTGATCTAAGCCACACCCATACCTACACCGATGTAACACCAACTGGTACGGTCAATAAGAACACAGGTGTAGCTTTACCAGAGAAATTAATTATTCGGCGTGCTTTTAAAGTCGGTGATACGGTCTTACTCATGCGTGTACAAGGTGGAAACAGTTATGTTGTACTGGATCGGGTGGTGGCCACATGATTCTGCCACAAGGCTCTACAATTGATTCAGTCACTTTGGAAGAGGTGGAACAACCGAGTAAAACATATAAGCTAGACCTTGTAAATAAACGCATAGTCGGCTTTGTAGACGGTCTGGACGCGGTTAAACAGGCTGTATTTAAAATACTTTCTACCATTCGCTTTGAATACCTCATTTACTCTCATGACTACGGATTCGAGTCCCAAAGCATGGAGGATGAGGCTATTTTTCGTTCTGAGATACAACGGTGTGTCAGGGAGGCTCTTTTGCAAGATGACCGTATCCTTGATGTGACAGACTTTAAAATCACGATAGAAGGAGACACGTCTTTAACTGAGTTTGTTGTCGTATCTAAGTATGGTGATTTTAAAGAGACAAAGCAGGTGGCGCGATGAAATGGACATTTGAGTCTTTATTCCAATTCATGCTTGATCAGGTACGTGATGATGTAGACAAAAGACCTGATAGTAGTGTGATCTATGATGCGCTTTCTTCTGTAGCTTTAGCTATTATCAAGATACAAACTGAACAAGAGATAAACGAAAATCTGTACTATGCTGACACCGCGACAGGAGAATATTTGGATCGAAGGACAGAAGAAGATGGAATTGAAAGGCGTCTGGCAACGAATGCAAAGCGTAAGGGTGTATTCTACGACCAAGAAGGCAGATTGTTTGATATTCCACTCAGAAGTAGATATTCGCATGAAGACTTGAATTTTATTGCATTAGAACGACTAGCAGCAGGTGAATTTCTCTTAGAGTGTGAGACATCTGGTTCGGCTGGAAACATGGTATTTGGTTCCCTTATTCCAATCGAATACATTGAGGGACTAGGAAAAGGAGAAATCACAGATGTTTTAATACCTGGGGCCGATGAGGAAGACAATGAATCGCTACGAAAAAGATATTTTGATGCACAAGAAAGTAAGCCGTTCGGAGGCAACATTGCAGATTACAAAGAAAAGGTAGGAAACATACCAGGTGTTGGGGGTGTACAAGTCACGCCTGCTTGGAAAGGTGGAGGCACAGTCAAATGTACCATTATAGGTAGTGACTACAATCCGCCGTCACAAAAGTTGGTGGATGATGTCCAAACCTTTGTTGATCCAGTAGTGAATAGTGGTCTTGGCTTAGGATTAGCTCCTATGGGGCATCGGGTTACGATAGTGGGCAACAAAAAGAAAACGATAGACCTACGTACTAAACTAATCTTGGAGGCTGACATGCATCCAGATCAAATAAAAGGCGATGTCGAAAAGGTCTATTCCGATTATCTCCTAGAGCTACGTAAGGCATGGAAAAATACAAAGAAAACCGTTGTTCGTATCAGTCAGATCGAGTCACGGTTTCTTTCTATTGCAGGGGTATTAGACGTAATGGATTCTACATTAAACGGTTCCTCTGGAAATCTGGAGTTAGACACGGAAGAAGCGCCGTATATGGGGGCGGTGACGATTGTCTAATGAATTAATGAAATATCTTCCCCCGTACTATCATGACATTCTCGAAATGCAAGAATATACACGTGCAGCCTCTCTTGCTGTCGATATGGTAGCCAAAGCTGTTGAACAAGAGTTAGCAGACCAATTCATCGAAACAGCAAGCGAAAAGGGCATAGCTCGCCGTGAGAGAATGCTACGGATTAAACCAAGAAGTGATGAGACACTGGAGTTCCGTAGGATGAGGCTAAAGAATCGAAAATCTATCAAACCGCCATTTACAGAGAGTTGGCTACAGCATCAATTAGACCGTTTACTCGGCAAAGGAAGGGTAACGGTTGAGATTGATATCCTCAATTTCATTCTTAGTGTTAACGCTGAAATCGAAAATGCACCAGCTTTCCGAGAAGTGGAGCATACAGTTCGGACAACGATTCCAGCTAATCTAGTGTATCAGCAGCGAACACAAATTAGAGAAAGTATCACTCTTTCAGAAAAGATCATTAAACAAACGATTGTTCGTCAAACAAGACTTTCTACTACATGGAGGCTAGGCCGGACACCGTTTGCAGAGGCACTAGATGAAAAAGAAGTGATTCAGCTTCCTCTAAACCGACTCACAAAACTTTCAACAAAATGGCAAGTAGGTTCCACTCCATTTGCGGAGGCGATAAGAGATGATAACCAATGATTTGATACTAGATACAACGAATTTTGTAAAGGGCAAGCTAAAGAAAATAACGCTTAATGGTTCATTTGAAGTTACAGGCTTTACGGTAACGCAAGATAAAAACCTTTTGTTCGTAGAGTTTTCAGTAAGCCCTTCTGATGTTCAATTGATCAATCTAATTGAGATTCGCGATTCCGAATCAACCGTAGTTAGTTCCAGCGTAGTCTATGTTCCTATCAATTCAGAAACGATTATTAAACACACAATTACGATTAAGGAGGGGTGATACATGTTTAATGCAAAAACAGATTGGAAATACGATGAGATCGTTACAGAGAAGGACATGAACCGAATAGAAAAGGGAATCGGGGATGCTCACACGGCTGTAGACAATATACAAAAGAAGCTCACACCAGAAGGTATAGGGGCAGAAACTCCAGCAGGAGCGCAAAATAAAGTTTCCGTACACGAAGCGAAAGGTGCGCCACACGCTGACCACGTGAAAGGCAATATGCGTATTACAGTATCAACAACAGCTCCATCTAACCCAAATAAAAATGACATTTGGATCGTAATTTGAGGTGAGACTATGGCTAAAATTCAACTGGCTAACGGACAAACAGTTAAGGCAATTCGTGTTTGGGATGGAGTGAAGTGGACGGATCGGATTGGACGAGTCTACACCGATAAGTGGTTAGATTTTATTTCTTACTATGAAAAGTATTTATATACTGGTCTAGGATGGGGGGGGAATAGTAATTATCCCCTTGAGATGGTGCAATTCAGTTACGATGGTGCAGAAAAGAATCGTTATAATTTTAATATAAACGGAATTTGCAATACCCTCGAAACTGATCCTAACGGAAATGTTTATTACGGACATACAAAAGGATATGCTATCTTCGATAAAAGCCTTGGGATTATTAGAAGTAGTAATTCTTATGTTACGGATATTGCTGTAAGTAAAAACGGAGATTACGCTTTTATATCTAACTACGGAGCATATGATAATGTAGCGCTATTTTTTATGTCTAAAAACGGAGAAACAAAAAAAATAGTAGAGATTCCAAAAAGAAATCCATATATGGTCAACAGAGGTATGTGTTACGACAATGAAGGTAATATCTACACACATATAAATCCGGGAGAATTGACTAAATTTGATGTTGCTGGTAACAAGCTTTTATCCTTCCAAGTACCAACAACATCTTATGGTTATTCTTACGGGAGTATTGATATTGATAATGACGGGAATTTATATCGTTTGAGGGATGAAACTATAGAAAAATATGATAAAACAGGGAAGTTAATAAAGAATGTGAAATTATCTGATAAACGAGATGTTAGGGGGTGTCTTTACGTTGATAAGGATTTTGTTTTTGTAGCTATAGCAAACTACTTTTCAACAGGTACAATGGGAGAAGTGGAAGATTCATTGATTAAACTCACCAAGAACCTTGAAGTTGTTCAAAGGATAAATGGCGAAAGATTTAAAACAGGTAGCGACCCGTCATTTGGTGATTCTATATATTGTGACCGAGAGAATGGAGTTTATACGGTAGGAGTAGGAAAAGTTCGAAAAAACTCTAAGAATGATCTTTCACTTATTTTGGAAAAGAATCTTAACATAGGCTCTTTAAACGGCGGTAAGTGCGCTTGTACACCGGGACGATATGGAGCATTTGGAGAAGTATAAAGGAGGGAATTTATTTGTATTTACTTGTTGGTAGTAAACAATCAGAAGAAAAGTTGACTGTACAGGAAATTTATAACCTAGATCATCCTGATAACACAGGAATAACACCTGATAGCTTTGAGAATTCCGTAATAGTTAGTGATCTGCTTGTACCCTCAGCAGAAAAACAAATTGGAAAAAGGGAAGTACATTGTGTAAATCCGAAAACTAAGGAGCAATTCTGGGAATACGTTGATCGACCACTTACACAAGATGAAGAGATATTACAGTTAAAACAGGACAAACAGATGTTACAGCTTGCGATCACTGATTTATATGAGCAATTCCTTGCACAATCTACTACAGGAAAGGACGTGGAATAATTGAAATATATTGCAAAAATCTACTGTGATTTAATAAACGATGGGGTGAAGGCGCTGGAAGAAGTACCTAGTTGTATACGCCCCGAAGTCGAACAACTACTAACTGAAAAGTAAGCGCCTTTTCCGATCTGGAGAGGGCGTTTTTTAATGGGAGCTTTGGCTCCCTATTTTATTTGCCCCAAGGGGGTGATAAGGAGAGGGAAGCATGGAGGAGCAAATTTTTAATTCTTTATTAACACAAGGACCATTTGCGCTTTTATTTGTATGGCTATTGTTTTCTACAAAAAAAGAGGGAAGGGAACGGGAAACAAGATTGGTAAAACAGGCCGAGGAACGCGAAACAAAGCTTATGGACCATAACGAACGAATGGTAATCCAACTGGAACGAAATACAGGTACATTACAGCAGATTGAACGCAGTCTAAACGGCTTAGAAAACGAATTACAAGAACTAAAAGAAAAGGTGGGCTAATGATGATAGAGATTGGTTTAGTAATTGCAGTAGTAATGGCGTCAGGAGCATGGCTTAAAACGCGGAGTTGGTTCCCAAATGATTACATTCCTCTTGCTATTGTTGTCATGGCAGTTGCTTATAATGCGATCAATGCTTTGCTGTTCGGGGGAGATTTACTCGAAGCTGGCAAGATGGCTTTTATTGAGGCGACGGCTGCTATCGGAATTCATTCGGGAGTTAAGAATTCGTTTCAGAAGGGAGAAGTGGAGTAATGCAGACTATACAAGATTTTGTTCCAGCAGGGCAAAAGAACCGTCCGGGGCGTAAAATGATTCCGAAATACATCACGATTCATAATACAGGCAATGCAGGAAAAGGCGCTGATGCTCTTTCTCATGCTAAATACATCAAAGGTGATGCGGCTGAACAAAGACAAGCATCTTGGCATTTCACTGTAGATGATAAACGCATCATTCAGCATCTGCCGTTAGATGAAATGGCATGGCATTGCGGTGATGGTAATGGCCCTGGTAACTCATCATCTATTGGAATTGAAATTTGTGAGAACATTGACGGAGATATCCGAAAAGCAGAGGACTTAGCTGCTCAACTGGCTGCTGATCTACTAAAGCAGTTCAATCTTGGAATTGATAGAGTTAAGCAACATTGGGATTGGAGTGGGAAGAACTGCCCTCACGTTTTAAGAGCGCGTCCCAATGGCTGGAGAGACTTTGTAGCATTAATTAAATCAAAAGGAGAGGTTCAAATGAAACCAGAGGTAGCGAATGAAATTATCAGCCATTTACAAGGACAATGGGCTTTTTACAATCAAATGGGTATGAAGGATGATGCTGTGAGGATCGGGCAACTGGCAGATGAGTTGAGGGTTGCTAGTGGACAGAAAGTACAAAATAAATAAGCACAAAACCCTCCTCTAATCGGGAGGGTTTCATTCTTTTCTTGACAATCATCTCTGCAACCATTTTGCTTATTTTCATGAAATTTTGCAACCAACGTTCATGAATCGACGAACGGAGTTTAACTCCACTCGTCATAGTTATTTAAACAACTTACCAATCACCTTAAATATATCAAACGTAGTCCTGTTGTAAACTTTATTATAAGCATACTTCTTAGGATTTCTGAGCCATCCCCAACCTCTAGGCATCTTCAATCCAGCTCGATGTACTAACTGTCTTTTTAGGCTTGTCCTAGCTGCTACACGCTTTTTGAAACTCGGCTTACGTATTCCAAACTTCATAGCAACCACCCTTTATTTTGATTTAGCGAGACGAAGATAATACGAAAACCCTCTGACGAAATTTAAACCGCTAGAGGGTTTTCGATTATTAGGTTGTGGTGTTTTCATTTATTATTTTTTCGCAAAAGAGCCACTAATAAAGCAATAGTGAATGATTGAGCGATTGCAAGTAATATCACCATATTCTCAATAAAAGAACCTTTGGTACTTCCGATAACTAAAAACACTAAAAACATTATTGCCATCGTGAGTAACCAGTATAGTATAACGCGTAATACCACAGAAGCTTCTCTCCTTCAAATCAATAGTTTATAGTGTCTAACATTAGCGGAAAAACCAGCAATAAGGTTGGATAAATTAAAGTTCTGGATACTTAAATTCTATACCAAAATCTGCCACTTGGGTAGTTTTTTCGGGTTGAATGGAAAGTCCCACGGGCTTATAAGAAACTGATATAGAACCGCCTATAATTGCATGCCCGTATTGGAACTTAATATTAATCGTACCTCTTTCATGTTTATCAGCGTAAACATATTGAGAAATGTATCCAGAGTGTAGTTGTCTATTACCCATTTGTAAGTCATACTCTGCTGCTACACCAATACCCGGATCCCAATCAGATGCTTTTGAAGAATCTTCGCATTCCCATTTCTTTTTAAAAGCTGGTTTAGTACAATAGCGATTTTCATGATCATCTGGTTTACCTTTTGAGGTCATAGGCATAAAGAATTTGGAGGTTGCAGGGTATCCAATTGACATTTTATCAGTTAACGTCCAAATCGGGGGTTCTGACCACTCGAATTTACCGTATAAATAGTATTTTCGATAACCACTTCTATCACTTTTGACTTCGAAAGCTTTTGCCTTTAACTCTATTTCGCTAAAATCATCTTCTTCATCCTTCTTTTTGGCCAATGATTTATTCATCTCAGATTGACCTTCATCAAATTTATGAGTAACCGTTTTCGAACCAATTTTTTTAGCGCCTTGATCAATCAATGCTTGCAAGATATGAGGAGGCATATCTTCCAGTTCCTCTTCATCCAAACCAATGTCTGAAACAAGGGCTTCTCGTTCATTTTCTTTCAATTCTGTTTGAGTTGTTTCGGCATAAGCGCTAAAACATAAACTTAAAGATAGAAAAACAGTAAGAGCAGAAAACAGTAATCTCTTCATAATATTTCTCCTTTTCTTATATTTAAGAATAGAATAATTATATATGGAAAAAATGTCAAATATTGATAAATCATGTAGAACTCGTTTTGCTGGTCGAACTTTAAATACCATTTCTAACCATTGCATATTTTCCTCATCATAAAATAAAATAAGAACATACATTCGTATTCAAGGAGATGTTTTGATGGCTAGCAAAATTCTTGATCCACTTGTAACGAAATTTATTTTGCCAGAGCATGCAGAGATTTTACGCCAGCTTCACGAGGATAAGAAACTGATCGAGAAGCCGATCATTGAAGAGGATGAGCTAGCCGAGTTTTGCTACAGGATATCTGACTCGCGTCAGCATGACTATGTCCTTACAATTAGCTGGTGGAAAGAGACAAAAGAGGGCAGAGGCGTGATAGAATCCGCTTGGGGATGGGTAGATAAGTTTGATTCAACGTTTAAACAGATCAAGTTAAAGAACGATGAAGATTTCTGGTGGATACCTGTAGAAGATGTAGTGGATATAACTACATAATAAGTATGTAATGCATATAATAATGAAGAAATAAGTTATTTTGGGGTTAATTCGTATATATGTTGGGGAGTTCAACCAGTATAATCGCCACAGTACTCTCATGTCGGCCTATCGTCACATTAAAGATCCGAAATTCATGTACTCAATCATTCGAGAAAAAGGTGAGGTTTACAAGGCTTTGAAGCAGTTTTTTGGTAAAAAAGAAGTAGAGGTTTACTAGAAAAAATAAAAATTCACAATAAAATCCCCCGTGGTTAATTATAGGTATGAATCCTTATTTTAAAGGAAACAGACATAATCAACCAAAAGGGGATTTTTTGTGAATAAATGGTTAGTACGTTTTTATGTAACTTACTTCCCTATCCAACTTTAATCATACTCATACAATTTTATCATGTGAACAGAATGGAAATTCTAAAGGTTAAAAATGAAACATTACCTACTCCACTGAAAATAGCTTGTAACTGATTTGACAAAAGGGGAGTTTTAGTTTGAAGAAAGTAAGGATGATTACATCCTCGGTGCATGTGACAACCCAAACATTCTTTTTGAAATGAGGTTTATTTCCATATGATACAAGAGGATTAGGTATAAAAATACTTTTGACAACAGTAATTTTTTCTATTTCTATTTTGTACCATCTATCATACAATTTCAATTACCCTCAAGGACTGGGAACCTTACTTGGAATAACAGCTTCTATAGTCATGAAAGAGAGAAACTTCTCAAGCGTGAAGATATTAGGATCTTTGGAACTTTGTCTATAAGCTGAAACCCGGACGTGGATCCGGGGTATTTGTATTGTTTTAAAGTGTCAAATAATCCATCTCAAATGGTGATTATTTGACACTTACGTTAAAGCAGATATTTATTTTTGGCCCTGCTGGTAGCTTGTAGAACGAATCTAGAAGAAGACTGAACTCGTAAGAATCTATTTACAGTTTTACGGCGGAATCCGATAAATTGCCCGATTTCATCCAGTATTAGCAGATTCGTCAAAGTGGTGGGAGCAATATAGAATTTAAACCAAGTTTGGGGTTTTCACATTTTGTGGGTTAAGTGATCAATTTGATGTTGTATCATTCGTAGCTTTTCCTGAAGCTCCTGATACCATTCCCATGCCTAGTGGACTAAAGCAAGCAACAAACATGGCAACTTTCAAAGTATTCTTTAAAGACCTTACTGCTAGTGACTGATTTAAAGGTTGGAGTAGCATTGCGGTTAGTGGAGACCTAGCAAAAGGGGAGCTAGACAAAGCATTCCGTCCAACCAAAACAGTAACATACGCGGAAGCATCTACTGAATGATCTAGACATCATGAAACAAACAGCTTTAGAAGTACTTCCAGGTGTTTATGGTTATAACATCGCTTAATTATATAAGTAAATGTATGGATAGCTTAGAGGTCAAAGTCTCTTATCTGTCTAAAACATATATGTTATGTAAACAAGGGAATGAGATACTTCAATATACGATATTTGGAGGGGTTGTAAGTGAATAAAAAAGTAATCCTATCAGTGCTATCTACAGCACTAGTAACTAGTATGGCTACTTCTGCTTATGCAGCAGATGGCGGTGTATATATTGGTGGAAACGTAGACAGATACTATTCTGACAAAGCACTAATTAAACAAACTCATAAATTTGTAGCAGATTTATATGATTCTGGTTTAAAGAATGTTGAAAACAATGTTCTTTATGTAAACTGGGATGGGGAAGTAGCTACTTTACAAGAAATGATGGTTGCTAAATTAGCGGGAAAAGAAGTTGAATACAAAACAGTAACTAGCAAAGATTTCGAAAAAATCGGTGGAGAAAAAGGTTTCTACGCTGTAGATGCTAAAGGTAACGTTTCTACTGTAAAAGAAATGCAACCTGAGCAAAAATCACTTACTACAGAAGTTATTGTTACTAATGCTACTGAGTTTAATATCGCATTACAAAATCCAAATGTGAAAACCATCATTTTGGGAACAGATATTCAAGGAGATATTACTGTAGCTCGTAGCATCATCATTAAAGGTTCAGGCAAAAAGATTATTGGCGATCTGAAGATTACGAATGTGGACAAAAATAATGTGGAGTTAAGCGATGTTACTGTTGAAGGAAAAACAATTGTAGGGTAGGTATAGATCCACAATGCTTTTTTGGAATATTAGGGAGATCGATAAATTTTTTTATCGTCCTCTCCTTACATATATGAGGGAGTGAATAGTAATGAGTAAGTTTAATTTCAAAAAATTATCTGTATTAGCTGTTCTTTCTACTGCTGCATTTAGCATGATTGTAACACCTGCATTTGCAAAAGTTACGGTAACGAATTCTACATTCAATGAGGTAGTTGTAAATAAAGCTACCGAAATTGAATTTGATAATAAAGTTAACGTTTCTAAAATACTATTTAATACATCTGATGTAACGGTCATAGGATTACCTTCTACTACAAATATTCAAGTAGGAGAGAATGTGGATACTGAAAAGATAGGTGGTTTATCAAAAGAGCAGAAAGACAAAGCAAAACGAGTAGTCCCTGCTATCACTAATCAAGTAGTAGCCCCTGTCATCAGTAAAGTTGAAAAAATTACGATCACTAGCAAAGCAAAAGGTAGTGTTGCTAAGAGTGTAAAATTAGATTTGCCAAATGCTGGTGGAAATAGCTATAAAATTTTAAAACAAAATCAGGTATTTGATACACCAAATAAAGGTGCTAAGGCCCCTATTAAGGCAGTAGCTTATATTTCTGGAAATGATATCACAGATGCACAAGCTAATGAGTATGTTGGTGTCTATGAAGTAGACGGATCTGATAACATTGTGAAGTTCGTATCTGTTCAGTTGGAAGCTAAGGATATTAAAGCTGCGCCGGTTGTTGCTCCAATT